AGAAAAATGCATACCACTCTAACGAGTGGTTCAATTCTCAACATATCAAAAATATGTTGACCGAGGAGAACATCCAGTATACTCCAATAGACCGTAAATCTTTTAATTGGTCTGCATTCAAGAACCAGGTTGCAGTGCGTCTTGAAGAATTGGGATATACGACAAGCCCCTATACAACCAACCGCTTCCTGGTAGTATCGAAGTATTTCTTCAAGAGGTATGAAGAACGAACCAGAAAACCGCACATAAAAATCAATCAAGACGCTTTGGATAATATCCTGGACAAGTTTGGATTCGGGCCAAATCCAGATTATTTCCAGAATGTTGAGATTGAAACATACATGAAAGTGATTGATGAATATTTCGGCACTTCATTCAGTGAGTACACGGATCATCATTATTCGCATTTCATGTCTGGATATGTACGAAAAATATTGTTGATGAAAATTGAGAACAGGGAGGACATGCTATGATATTTTGGCTATCAGTAATCATTTTTGCGGTCGGCGTTGTTATTCTGATTGCAAATAGAATAGGCGAATCTTTAAGCTACGAATATGAGTATTCAAATGTGAGTGGATTTATATTGTCTTTTGGCGTGGTAATTTCTTTCATCAGTGTAGTATGGTTCCTGGTAGCTGGATTGATTTTACTACTCACCAAAACCAATGTTACCGCCACCAGACAGGCAAATGCCGAGAAATACAAAGCATTGACTTACAAACTGGAAAGTGAAGCTTGCCGAGATCAATTCGGACTTCTAAACAAAGAAATTATTGACGAGGTACAGAGATGGAATGTAAAAGTAACTTACTACAAAGCAATGGAGGATAACTTCTGGATTGGAATTTATTACCCAGATGTGTACGGTGATCTGGGAACGATTGATTATGAGACATATGAGGGTAATTAATTGACATGATAAAATAATCAAATACGTTTCAAAACCTCTCACCCGATAAAATATAGGCACAAGACAAGAAAATTGATTTTTTAGAAAAGAAATTAATTAATTGTGGAGAATTAAAACATATGAGCAAAATAGGAACAGAACTTCCAACAGAATATTCAGACCGTTTTGATAAATTGCGTCAAAATCGGGCTGAGATGAGTTTTTACAAATATGGCACAGCAAAGGATAATTTCGGGGAGAAACTGGTTAATGCATTGGAATCACATGATTTGTGCATTGAAAAATACAGAAAGACCGGAAATACAGAATATCTTTGTGACGCTGCTAATTATCTAATGTTTGAGTTTATGTATCCGCAGATTCAAGGAGCATACTTCAAGGCAACAGACAGCGGAGAAAGTGCCGGAGTTGCCGGAACACCGATTAATCAGCTGAAGGAGAAGTGGTATTAATGGATTTCAAGCAGACTTACTTTTCCATCTGGAAAGATATATGGAATCTCCACAAGAAGTATGCTTTTATCTCAAAGGATGATATTCCACAGTGGGAAAATCTCACCGTGGAAGCAAGCCGGATTCACGATAAATACGCTGATTCGGTCGGAGCGAAATTTGCCGAAGCACTTTTGTTTGCCGTAACTGCGGAAATTGATAGAAAAGCGAAATAGTGCTTTCGGAATACGTCCCAAAGTGGTACAATATGGGTATCAAATATTGGGAGGTACGTATGTATGAAGAAAGCGAAAAAGTTACTATCAGTTTTGGCAGTCATGCTATTGATTGTCTGTATGGCAGTTCCAGTATCTGCGGCAGGGAAGATTAGCAAGAGCAAGGCAACGTTACTTACTGGACAAACCTTGCAACTGAAATTGTCTGGAACAAAAGGAAAGACAAAATGGACTTCCAGCAAGAAATCTGTGGCAACGGTAAGTGGTTCTGGGAAAGTAACAGCCAAGAAATCGGGTTCTGCTACAATTACTGCAAAAGTGGGCAAAAAGAAGTATAGTTGCAAAGTAACTGTGGAATCTCCAAAACTTAGCAAGAAAAGCCTTACTTTAAAAGTTGGAGAGACAAGTACCATAAAAGTAAAAGGAACTAAACAGACTGTAAAATGGAAATCCTCAAAGAAAAGTGTTGCGACCGTAAAAAATGGAAAAATTACTGCGAAAAAGGTAGGAACCGCCAATATTACAGCAACCATTCTTGGAAAGAAATTTACCTGTAAGGTTACTGTGAAAAAATCTTCTAATGGTGGATTTAGCGGAAATACGAATGCCTCCAAAAACAATGTAACGTATCACGCAGAAGCAACGCCAAGGGGAGAAGTTATAATTCTTCAAAATAATTACAATTATGCGGTTTCTATTGATATTAGCTGTGCTTTTTGTTTGAATGGACAAATAGTTTCAGTAAGAAATCAGTATGATACGTGTGTAATTGAGCCAGGGATGAAATATGCTACATTAATGACAAATTATGGAAGTCAATGGGATTCTGTAAAAATTAATTTAAAAACAGAAAACGTATCATATTTTGATTTTAATGCAAAGAATATTACGTATACATCAAATTTGGGAACAGAGGGTGTTGTTTTAACAGTTAAGAATAACGGGAAAAACAATCGTGGAACCCATATGGCAGTTGTATACTATAAAAATAATAGAATAATTGGATGTGACGATGGTTTGTTTGCTAATGTTCAAAGAAAAGGAAGTGTTGATTACTTACAATCATATTTTCCAACTGATTTAAATTATAATACAATAATTCCAGATCGTTATGAAGTATACGTGAATATGTCATATGATGTTCGTGATATGCCAGCGCCAGAATGGTAAATAGAAATTAGGCTAGGGATTTCTCCCTAGCCATTTATAATCCGTTTGTTATGCCATTTCCATAAACTTCAGATTCACTATCCGTTTGCATTTGAGATAATGTATCATCGGCAGTTTTTAATAATTCATCTCCTTTTTGCCAGGCATAAGAAATATATATTTTGTTATTTTCTAAATCATCATCATAATCTGATAAATCAGATGCCCGAAGAACTAAAGAAGTATTGTTAGCACCATACCACCATGTATAAATATTTTTTATTCCCCATTGAGTAGTATCGCTCTCTGTTTTATCAGGATTACCATAGACAGATGAAAGTTTTTCAAGTAAATCAGAATACATAGAGTCTATATCTTGCGGTTCAAATTCATATTGTGCACCATATAGCAAAGTGTTACTATCATCAAAATCTATTTTATTTTCATTAATGCTATAAGAATAGTAAAAATTCAAGTAAGGAGTAGAATATCCAGCTACATCTACATCTGCTATATCTAATGGCTGAGCATAAAGGCAAATTTTACCATCATAAACATTGGAATCGTCAGACATACCAGTTAATATTTCTTTTGTACTCATTGCATTTATCCCATCTAATTGTATGCCATAAAGACACTGATCTGGAAACAAATCCTTTGTATCTGAGAAAGAAGTTCCCCATGGAATATCCCTAAAAAGAATTTCTTTATCTGTTTTAGCGAACACAGGCGTAACACTTGAAAAAATGGATGTTAAAACCAAAATCATAAAAAATTTTCTTTTCATGTAAAATCCCCCTCTTTAATGTGATACACATATTTTACCATTCCAAAACGGATAGTGGAATAGGAAATTAGGAAAAAGTTAAAATAATGGTTGACATTGTACGTACAAACTGATATATTAAAGATGTACAAAATGTACGTACAATCTGAAAGGAGTGATAAAATGTCTCCCAAAATAGGGCAAAAGTTGACGGACAATCCTAGAAGCGTAAGATTGGAAGTCAGACTTACACAGGAAGAAAATGCACTATTAGAGGAATGTGTAAAAAGACTTCAAGTTACAAAGACAAAAGTTATCACAAAGGGAATCGAATTAGTAGATAAAGATTCTCGAAACTAAAAAACAGCCGTAGCACCGACCAAAGCACAAACGACTGTTTAAGCAACCAGAAGTCTCACCTCTGGTAATTAATATCTTATCATTTGTGAGACTTCTTTTCAAGAGAAAAGGAGTATTTTTTTATGCAAAACTTAGTAGTAAAAAATGTAAATGTATTAGGTGACATGATTATGGCAGCAAAAGGTACTGATGGATTCGTATATGCAGGAGTAAGTTATTTCTGCAATGCCCTTGGCATGAGCAAAGGACAAAAAGATAGACAGATTATGAATGTCCAAAAAGATAAAACATTACAAATGGGGTGCCTCAAATTTGAGGCAGGGGTATTTGATAAAAATAACGAGACTGTTGCACTTAGATTAGATTTTGTTCCACTTTGGCTTGCAAAAATAAACATAACAGAGAAGATGCAAAATGAGCATCCAGAATTAGCAGCCAAATTGCTTGAATACCAGTTAAAAGCAAAGGATATTTTGGCAGATGCTTTTTCAGAAAAGAGGAATTCTCCCATGACTATTCCCGAACAGATTCAGCTTCTAGCACAGGGAAACGTAGAACTGAATAAGCGGATTGACGATATTCAGACAGAGTTTGAGACTTTGAAAATGGATTTGCCGATTCTCCCGATTGAAGCGGAGAAAATCACGGAAGCCGTAAAGAGAAAAGGAACACTGGTACTTGGTGGCAAGGAATCCAATGCTTACAATAGCCGTTCCGTTCGCCAGAAGGTTTACAGTAACATTCATTCCAACCTGCGCTACCAGTTCCAGGTCAAAAGCTACAAGGCAATTAAGAGAAGCCAGGTAGAACAGGCAGTCAAGATTATTGGAGAATACAAACCGCCAGTTTTCTTGAAGAATGAGATTGATACAGAAAATGCACAGCAGAGATTCTTTTAATTAGATTTTTACAGGGATACACAGGAGGAAAATAAAATGACAGAAAATATGGATAGAGAAGACACAATGTTCGAAGTAGAAGACACGATTGATAAAATCAAGTTTCTTGTGGATGATTTCATGGAACAGTATGGATTTAACAGCACAGAAGAGATGGACGAAGAGAAAAGATTTTTCTTTGCATATAACAAGCAATTTATGACAATGAAACTGTTGATTTTGAGCGATTATGCCAATAAAGCAAGACAGAAATTTAAGGCTCTTGAATCTATGGAGCAGAAAGCGTGATCGTATGGCAAATAGAATTCAGTTCAATGACTTTCAGAAAAAGAGTGTGTACGCCAAATGCAACGGAAAATGTGCGATATGCGGTAAGCCTGTCAAATTTAAGAAAATGACAATCGACCACATTATGCCGTTGTCTCGTGGCGGCACCAATGATATTAAGAATCTGCAACTGGCGTGTAAGCGCTGCAACAGCATGAAGAGCAACATGACAATGGATGATATGATGGGGCAGATTTCCGAGATTTTGAAGTATAACCGTAAACAGAAGTTGATTAGAGCGTTGGGAGGAATTGTGGAATGAATTATAAAGAGGAACTTATTGAGATGGTTGAAAAAATGCACAATATAACTTTTATTGCGATGATTCATGCATTTGCACACACTCTTTTTGAGAAAGAAAAGAATTTTAAATGATACCGAAGTATACTGAATGATACTTTCACCGTATGTTATACTATAAAATCATAATAAGCAAATTTTAAAGCGTTTACCTTTCGGGGTAGGCGCTTTTTTCGTGCGTAAAAATACATGAGGGTTAGCATATGGCAGAAGTATTTCTTAAAGTGGATGGGGTAGCATTGCCCTGTCCTTCTTCTTTTACTTGGGGATTACAGGATATATCGGCATCAGAATCTGGCAGAACAGACGATACGACCATGCATAAAAACAGAGTTGGACAGAAACGAAAGCTGTCTGTAGGTTGGAATGGCCCAGATTGGGACACTGCTTGCAAAATTATACAGGCAGTAAATCCAGAGTACATACAGGTCACATATCCAGACCTGTTATCCGCAAATAAGCACGAAACCAGAACATTTTATGTTGGGGACAGGGAATCCCCTTTTAAGTGCTGGTGGGTTGGAAATGAGCGCATGGAAGGACTTAGTTTTGACTTTATCGAGAGGTAAGATATGCGAAATTTATCAACGGAATTTAAAGAACAACAGAATAGTGGGAACCGTAACTATCTGAAATATGCAGATTTTACCTTTACGGACGGAAGTACATTATCCATTACCGACAAAGACTTATGGTCTAACGGCTTCAAGTTTGAGGATGCAGTATCACAAAATGGTTCCTTTGATATCGGCGCAGCTATCGTAAATAAGCTGACATTGCAAATCAACAACTTTTCTGGCAAGTACACAGATTACATCTGGGACGGAGCGAGAGTCGTTTGCCATATTGGGCTTGAATTATCTACTGGTATTGAAAGAATCCGTATCTGCACCATGACAGTAACAGATGCACCATATCAGAACACAGCAATTATCAGTCTAACTTGCGAAGATTCCATGCGATTATTTGATCGCGATTATTCAGAAAGTAAACTGACTTATCCGGCAACAAGATTACAAATCATCCAGGATGCTTGCGAGGTGTGCGGAGTAACACTTCAATCTACAAGGTTTGATAATGATGATTTTGTGATTCAGAATCGACCAGACGATAGTAGCATTACTTTCCGACAGGTAATTGCATGGGTAGCGCAGATGGGCTGCCAGTGGGCGAAATGTGACGAATATGGTCGCTTATGCTTTGGATGGTATGAACGTGAAGTCCCGGATAATTTTTATGATTTGGTGGAAACTCCATGGAAAGATGTAGAAGGTAACGACATATTAGATACCACTGGTGAACAAATCATTACTATCATGCAGACTGGGATTACAGCAATTCAAACAAACGGATTTACTCCATGGCTGTATGATCTTGAAATAACAGGTGTAAAGGTTACAGAATACGTTGAAAATTCTTCTCAAAATGAAGCGAAAACATATCAGTCGGGAAAATCTGGCTACGTTATCGAAATAAGTGATAATAAGCTAATTCAAGAGGGCTCCGGGGAGAAAATCTGCCAGATTATCGCAGACAGGTGCGTGGGGCTAAAATTCAGACCATTTACCACAGGAGCATTGACTAATATAGCATGGGAAGCTGGTGACACCATTGCAATTTCTGATAGAAATGGAAAACAGTACAAGAGCTTCCTAACTTCTGTTACTTTGAATCCAGGCGCATTTGAGCAACTTGAGTGCAGTGCTAAAAGCGTATCTAGGAATAAGCAAAAGCAGTATACACTAAGCCAACAGGTGCAAGCCGAAAGCAAAAAAAACTTAAAAGATGAACGCACCGCAAGAGAAAAGGCAATTGAAGAATTGTCTCAAAGATTGTCTGAATCTTCCGGTACATATACTACTGTGGAAACACAGCCGGACGGAAGCAACATCTATTATCTTCATAATAAGCCGCAGTTATCCGATTCTGACATTATATGGAAAATGACTGCGGAAGCGTGGGCTGTGTCTACAGATGGTGGACAACATTGGAATGGCGGCATGACGGTTGATGGTGATGTAATTGCCAGAATCCTTACTGCCACAGGCGTTAATGCTGACTGGATTAATACAGGAACTATTAAAGCAATTGACAAAGATGGAAATACAACTTTCCTGGTTGATGTAACAACAGGAAGGGTTGTTATTAATGCAGACTCAGTACAAATCAAGGGAAAAGATGTTAATGCAATTGCAAAGGAAAAAGCAGAAACAGAAGTAAATAATTTTATAAGCAATACATACACAACTGATATCAATAATTTACAGTCTCAAATCGACGGACAGATTGAGACTTTTTTTTATGACTATGAGCCAACCTTACAGAATATTCCGGCTTCTGGATGGACTACAAATGAAGAACGAAAGAAACACGAGGGCGACTTATTTTACTGGAAATCCAAGGGATATGCGTACCGTTTTATGCAAGATGGGGCAACTTGGAAATGGCAATTAGTACAAGATACCGATATCACGTTAGCACTTGCTGCCGCAGAAAAAGCACAGGACACAGCAGATCATAAGCGTAGAGTATTCGTCGTTCAGCCAGAGCCACCTTATGACATTGGAGACTTATGGACACAAGGCTCTAATGGTGATTTGATGAGATGTAAAGTTGCCAGAGCAAGCGGTTCTTATTCAGAGGATGATTGGGAAAAAGCTTCAAAGTATACAGACGATTCTACTTTCAATACTTTCTTGGATGGTGTTTTCAAAGACACGATTAGCGATCTTAAAACACAGATTGATGGGAAAATTGAAACCTGGTATCAGCCAAACGACCCTTCTATTAAATGGAAAAAAACAGAGGAATGTCCATGGCGTGATATTGACGGAAACAAGATTCTGGATGAATCTGGAAATGAAATTATCTTGATATGGGAATCAGAAAAAGCAGAGCATGAAGGTGACCTTTGGCACAATACTTCTGATAACACACAATGGATATACAAATCCGGGGAATGGCAACCACAATCCATACCAAATGAATTGCTGGACAAGATAGATGGGAAGTCATCTGTCTATATGGTTCAGCCGAAACCGCCATATTACGAAGGCGACTTGTGGGTAACAACCAATAATGAAGGAAAGGCTTCCCTCAAAACCTCCACTGTAAATCGTGTTGATGGAAATTTTGACGCATCTGATTGGATAGATTTCAAGTATGCAGACAAAGACGATATCAAAAATGCAATTGACAATTACGATACCAGTCTTGGGCAAGACGAAGTATTTAATAAGCTCACAAAAGGCGGCACTGAACAGGGAATCTATATCGAAGATGGAAAAGTATACATCAATGCAAAATACATTCTAGCTGGATTACTTGCCGGTGAGAGAATTAACGGTAGAGGATTAAAAGTCATTGATGATAACAAGGACGTAACCTTAGAAATCGACAGCAAAGGAAATGTCATTCTAGCTCCAAAGACTTTTTCGTTACAAGGAAAAACAGTAAATGAGATTGCTAATAGCTCGGCAAAATCAGCCGTAGATGGACAGACACAAGCCGATATTTTCAACAAACTTACCAATGGCGGCAAGGCACAGGGGATTTACTTGGATGAAAATGGAAATGTCTATGTAAATGGTGAATACGTGCAAGCCAAAGGAATTAGGGTTGTTGATGGAAATGGAAAAACCACTTTTTCCATTGACAAAACCACTGGTGCAGTAACAATAGCAGCTTCACAGTTTACATTAGGAGATAAAAGCGTTACTGATATAGCACAGGAAGAAGTCGTAAAACAAGTCCAAGATATTACATCGGACAATATTATTAAAGGCTATTATCTAACAGAACAAAATGTTAAAGATTATTGGTCTACACAGAGTGCATATACATATGAGTATGGAGTTCAGGATGTAGATGGCGGTAAAAATGCAATCAAAATAAACGGAACTGGAGCACAATTTGGAACGAAAAATTATAAGCCAATAAAAGTTACTGGAAATTATACTTTTTCGTTTTGGATAAAAACTAGTGTTGCAACACAAGTATATGTGTATCTTGGAAGTAAAACAATATTAAATGCTAAAACTACAACTGAATGGAAAAGACTGCAAGTAACAACAACTTTATCTAGCTTACCAAATGATAGTTTAAACAGTTTGAGAATCTTGACATCATCAGTTGGGTCTAGCGTAAAATTTGATACCTATATTTACATGCCAAAGCTTGAATATGCTTACACAAATGAACAAGTGTTCAATATGCTTACAAACAACGGTGCAATAAAGGGCATGTACATGGAAAATGGAGAATTGTATTTTTCATTCACCTATGCACATGGAGGTACATTGAAACTTGGCGGTTCAAATAACGGAAATGGGTTACTTTCCATTCTGAATGCAAGCGGCACACAGGTTGGATATATTGACAATACAGGCGTTCATTTTAACCAAGGTGAATTTTCTGGAAGCGTAAAGTCACTAACTGGGGAAATTGGAAACTGGCAGATTGATAAAACAAATGGAAAATTAACCTCTGCAAACGGTGCCATTGTACTTGATGCGAAAAACAACATGGTAACCATAAATGGCGTTGATCTAAAAGCAAATGGAAACGGATTTGTTATTGATGGCGGTGTAAAAATTAAAAACAGTCCTAAATCTAGTGAATTTGGAGATGAAAGTAATTTCTTTTGTATTGAAAACCTAGGTGCTATTACAGACGGAACACATTTAGGAGTCAATAGTCAAGGTATGGTTATAAAAGTCCCTTCATCTTCTTGGCGGTATAAGTCAATTCGTACAACTGTTAAAGAAGAAGAACTGGAAGAGCTTTATCGTGTAAAGGTTGTTTGGGCGAAATACAAAGAAGGGTATTTGGATAAAAACGATAGCCGATATGATAAATTAATGCCAATGTTCCTTGCAGAGGACATGGAAAGGCGTTTTCCAATTGCAGTAAACCATTTACCAGACGGAAAGCCCGAGGATTGGAATTACAGAATTATGATTCCGTCCATGTTCGCTATGATAAAATTTAACCACGATAAGATAAAGGAACTCAAATCCGAAAATGAAGAATTGAAATCTGAATTAAAAAGCATTAAAGAAGAGCTTGAGGAAATCAAAAAATTGTTAAACAAATCAATATAAAGAGGGTGAGAAATCATCCTCTTTTTTATGAATCAAATATTAAAACAAACCTATAATTAAAGGAGGACAACCACATGCCAAAATGGACTGAATACACATCAAAAGATACGTTAGCGGATAATGACGAAGTAATGCTGTATGATGCAACTGCGAGAGCGAACAAGCGCGGACTGATGAGCAAATTTTGGGATTATGTCGTGGATAAAATGTCAACGGCTGTTATCTCGAAATTGGAGACAAATAATAAGACAATCATCGGGGCGATAAATGCACTAAATAGTGAATCCAAAAAAAAATTTAACGGAAATATAAGTAGCGTTGTTTTCCGTTCGGGCTCCTCTGGTATAGATAATGTATACCTGGATTTTTATACAACTGATGGAAAACGAACAACCATTGGATTTTATACGGATGGAATGAATGGCATACAAATGATGAAAGATAATGCTCTTATATGGAGTATAAAGGCATAAAACAATTATTCTATAGTTTTATAAAAACGAATTATAGTTTCTTGTTCAACATTGTCACTATAGAGTTTATTGGAGAAACAAGAAAAAAATAACAAAACACTACCAAACATAAAATGAATATGCTATAATCAGCATATCAAAATCGGAACAACAAAAAGGGAGCTGAGTTCCCGACTACCAATCAAAAAACTCAGCTCCAAGCACCACAAAGGGTACAGTATTATTATAGCACAGTACTCTCCCTTTGTGAACCCAAAAGGAGGGTATTTTTTATGGAAAACTTTGCAAATGAATTTGTAAGTAAGCTGGATGGGAAGATTTCAGACGAAGCACTTAGGACAGTATTACAGGAATTGCAAGTGTTTGCATCTAACTATGATATCAATCAGAGAGAAACGCATGTGGTTCCATATCAAAGCAATATCCCAGATTGCTACAGGGTTTACATGGTGGCAAAAAAGATTGAGGGCATGTCTCCAGAATCCATGAAAACATACAATTTTTATCTCACAGATTTTTTTGAACACATTAACCGACCATTCGAACAGGTTACAACAAATGATATACGGATTTATCTGTACGAAACTCAGAAACGAACAGGTATCAGCAATCGAACACTGGATGGAAAACGGCTTGTTATAAACACCTTTATGGATTGGTGTTGGAAAGAGGGATATATTCCAAACAATCCATGTGCAAGCATTAAACCCATTAAATTTGAGGAAAAGCCAAGAGAGCCACTTAGCAACATGGAGCTTGAAATAGTGCGTGATGCTTGCGAAAATTACAGAGATAAAGCGATGATTGAGCTTTTCTACAGTACAGGATGCCGCTTATCCGAAATGGTAAATTTAAAAATTAGTGATATTGATTTCACTTCCAAAGAGGTTTATTTGTTCGGAAAAGGAAGTAAGCACCGAACATCTTATCTGAACGCAAAAGCGGAATATATGTTAAAAAAATACTTTGAATTAGAACGCCCAAAAGAATCAATATCGGATTCTGTATTTGTGATATTCCGAAAGCCTTATAATGAAATGCACAAAGAATCAATATATGCGAGAATAAAGGCTATTCAAAAGCGATCTGGAATAGAAAGAAGCCTGTTTCCGCACTTGCTTAGACACACGATGGCGACAGATGCCTTAAATAGAGGAATGAGCGTTGCAGAAGTAAAAGAAATATTAGGGCATGAAAAGCTTGATACCACAATGATTTATGCTAAAATCAGCCACGATTCTGTGAAATTTAATCATAAGAGATATATTGTATAAAGAGTTTATGCTAAAGAGCACTCCAAATGGGGTGCTCTTTATTATGCACTTTTTTTAACCTCAACAATGAAAGGAGACCATACATGAATATCAATACCTCATTAATCAGCAATAATAACAGCTACGCCGGACAGACACCTCTGTATATTGTCATCCACAATACGGATAATACCGCAGCTACAGCAGATGCCAAGGCACACGCCACAGCACAGCATAATGGCAATTTTCATGGCTATTCAGCCCATGTATTCGTTGACGATAAGTCAGCATACCAAGCCTTGCCGTACAATCGTGGAGCTTGGCACGTTGGGGTAAATTACGGCGGCAAACTGTTTGGAATTGTAAACAATCACAACTCTATTGGAATTGAAATGTGCATGAATGCCGGCTATAACTACGAAAAAGCATTCCAAAATACCGTTGATGTGTGCAAGCAGCTTATGAAGAAATACGGAATCCAAGCAAGCCGAGTTGTTCAGCACTACGATGTGTGCGCTAAGAATTGCCCTTCCGTTATCCGTGGAAAGGGAGACTGGAATAGATTTAAGAAGCTTATTTCCAGTGAAACCGTGACAGTTCCAACCACAAAGCCGACAGCAAAGGTTGACAAGTATTACCGTGTCCGCAAGACCTGGAAGGATTCTAAGAGCCAGATCGGGGCGTACAAGTCACTCAAAAATGCAAAGAAGGCTTGCAAAGCCGGTTATTCTGTTTTTGATTGGAACGGGAAAGCGGTGTATTCCGTAACAGCAAAGAAAAGTGTAGCCCAGGTTGCAAAAGAGGTCATTAACGGCGAGTGGGGGAATGGACAGGATAGACGAGACCGCCTGGAAGCTGCTGGCTACAATTACACAGAAGTGCAGAATGCAGTAAACAAACTTCTTAAATAACAAAAACACTCCCGGGGTTTTCCCGGGAGCTACTTAAATGCAATATAACCTTCATAAAGTTTTCTGATCGCCGAAAGGTCTTTTCTCCTAATCGGAACCACATCTCCAGATATCATTCTGAAATCAGCACGAAGTTCCCAGACTTCATCCATGTTGACAATGTAACTTTGGTGGCAGCGTAAAAACCGTCTGTCCAGTTGCTTTTCAACGTCCGAAAGTTTCCCTCTCTGCATATGAGTGATACCACAGGTACAATGGATAGTGATGTATTTATTGCGACTTTCAATATATTCAATATGGCAGAAATCAACCCTGTGGAAATAATCCTTGTTCTTTACAGTCAGCGTTTTATCATGGATATTTTCCAGTTCCCTGTTGACTACACCATACATTCTTCCATCTTCCGAGCCTTTTATGATATAGTGAACAGGAAGGATATCCAGAGCATCAAACACATATTCCTTGTGGGCTGTCCAAAAGGTGATATTCCCTACATATCCATTCTTTCTAAGATGCCGGGCAACATCAATCCCATTTTCATCTTTCAATATAATATCCAGCACAATTATGTCGTACCATACGCCGTCATTTACATCATCAATAAGAGGTTTCCCGGTGGTATATGCCGTGATCGTACATCCACTGTCCCCATTTCTACGAAGAAAACCATCCATTCTGGTTTTAAAAATCTCAATTTGTAATTCGTTGTCATCACATATTGCAATCCTCAAAAAAATCATCCCTTTTTGTGCGAAATTCGTCGCTGCATGTGCTGATTTCGCCATTTTCTGTATGATTGTATATTTTTTGATACAATATTATCGTACCACATAAGAAAGATAGTGTAAAGAGGCTGTATGATGGAAAGATGTAAGAAGATAGCGATTATCTTAATATTGATGTTTGTGCATGTGTTTATTGGAATTCATGTGTATTCCAGCCCAGAGCGTAGTATTATCTTTGGGAGGGTTAAAACTATCGCAAAAATGGTAACGGAAATCAAAAGCAATCCAAATGAACACAAAAAATCCCTCGATTCCAGAAGCCCAGCCCCTTTATTTCTATCTATTATTATTACGATTTGGAAAAGCGAAAATCACAATATTTATACAAAAAATCTCGTAATCTGTAAAAATATAGAGGAAAAGCAACTTGCTAGAAAGGATTTAAGCGGAGATGATTCCGTCCCATTATATGGTTATGAAAACATGATATAATTTAATAAATAAGAACAAATGTTTGGAATATTGGGAGGGATTTACGTGGATTACAAGAAAAATGATGATATTAATTACAAAGAGGAAATTAAAAAACTTTTAGAAGAGGTGAAAGACCCTTACACGCTTAAACGTGTTTATAAGCTTCTTGAATATCTTTATATAAAAGAAATGACCGGGGATTAACCCCGGCCTTTCTTTAATTCTTTTCCAATTCATTTAGAATGTTTTCAATTTGTTTCCAGTGATCTTCACTGAGCTTCGCAAATTTTACCAAAACACTTTTAGCAAATTCGTTATCGCCCTTCATTACTGAATCTACAATAGCCTGCGCATCACTATTGTCAGATTCCTGTTCACCTTTTTCTTCTGTTAGCCACAGATAGTTTGTGTGATACTCCTTACAGATTAAAGTAATAGTCTGATTGGAAGGAGTATTTTCACCACTTTCAATCTTGCTTACAGCAGATCTGGAAATCTTAATTTTTTCGGCAAATTTAGTTTGGCTATCACCGTATTTTTCACGAACAAACCGAATTCTTTCCGCTAATGTCATTTTCTCACCTCCTAAAAATAATATATCATATTTTGTACATTTAGTCAACAAAAAGTTATTGACAATGTGCATTAAGTGTGGTATATTGTGTACATCAGATGAACAAATAGGAGGTGATTGAATGTCAGAGGAAAAGAAAGAACTTATCAGAAACGTAACTGAACGAATTGATAAGTTACCAGATGATAAGAAAAACTATCTTCTTGGATATATGAATGGTGTCATTGACACTACAGAAAACAGCATTGACAAGAAGGAAAGCTCATAAGGAGGTTGAAAGATGACAATTATCAAATTTAAAAATGGGGAAACAATCGAAATTCCGTGTGTGTTCCCGGATGATATTGTGAAACCAGACATTAGAGATCAACTGATACGTTTGGAATGGGATGACAATGGAAAACAATATTACTTGAAGTTTAACCCAGTAGATGTGCTCTATGTAAAAGAGATTACATAAAGCACACCAGATAATTATTTAGCTGATGGGTATTTTGTTGCAGTTGCTTTTCCAACTTTGACAGGTTCTTTGCTTAACAAGGCAAGAAATTCATCATTGTATGTGTGGTATAAATCAAGAATTTCTTTTGAACCAGAACCTTCCTTAACTGCTTTGGCAACAGCTAAGTCGTGAGCAATTTGAAAGTTATCCATTGTTAACACCTCCTTCCTAAAGGAGATTATAACACAGAAAGGAGAAGAATGAACGAATTACAAATTTTTAATTCGCCAGAGTTCGGAGATATTCGAACAGTAGAAATTGATGGGAAACCGTACTTTGTTGGAGCTGATGTTGCGAAAGCCCTTGGATATGCTAAGCCTAATAACGCTGTATCAACACATTGCAGGTATACCCTAAAACGGGGCATAGCTACAAAACAAGGAAATATGAGCGAAATGGTGCTTATCCCAGAGGGCGATATCTACCGATTAATCATCCGAAGCAAACTTTCATCAGCAGAAAGATTTGAACGTTGGGTGTTTGACGAAGTTCTCCCATCAATCCGCAAGAATGGCGGTTATATCATGGGACAGGAAAATTTGTCTGATTCAGAATTGATGGCTAAAGCTATTCTGGTAGCACAAAAAACTATTGAACATAAAAACCAGATCATTGAACAGCAGAAAGCAAAAATCGAAGCCGACAGACCAAAGACAATTTTTGCCGATGCAGTGTCAACCAGTCATACATCAATCCTTATTGGGGATTTGGCAAAACTTATCTGCCAGAACGGTGTCCAGACAGGACAGAAGAGATTATTCCAGTGGATGCGAGAAAACGGATATCTGATGAAAACTGGTGCGAGTTACAATATGCCAATGCAGAGATACATTGAACAAGGGCTATTTGAAGTTAAGGAATCCAGTGTTCAGAATCCAGACGGAAGTGTCAGAGTAACGAGAACCACAAAAGTTACCGGAAAAGGACAACTGTATTTTATCAATAAGTTTCTTGGGAATGAAATAGCAAGTTAAGGAGGTGGACGTAAGATGTTAGCAGATGATTACGTTTCTGAAAGGTTATCCGATTATGATTCCAAAATATATCAGTTATATCGCCGCAAAAACGGACAGAAGGCAAGCGACCTTGTAGAAAAAGTGAAAAATGAAATTGCCGAATGCGGTCTGTCCGCTACTGAAGCGAAAGGCTTTTTAGAGTACATGAAGATTGTTATTGACGCTCAGTCACATCTTCCCATTCAGAAATAACGGAAATTTTTATGGTTTCTGCTCCGGGAACATTACCATCATCAATCTCATTTGCGGCATGAAGCATTGAAATTATTTTATGAGAATAAGGATGTTCCTTTCCGCAATTTGGGCACACAACCTTGTCTGTACTTATTCTTTCACTTATATAGTAATCGCAATGACAAGTACAGGAAACTTTTAATTTGAGAAACATTTTAACATACCTCCTTTCTGAACACATTATACCATTCAGATGGAGAGAATAAAAGAAAATAGGGAGAAAAAACAATGATTAAATTTGAAAACGGATTAGTTAACATTTCTGGTAAAGGGGTTGATATTCTTTCAGAGTATGCAGTTATTACCCACGAAATTAAAGAGATGTTCGTAAAAAATGGTGGAGAAGAGAAAGAAATAAAAGAACAGCTTAGACATTCATTTGAGCATGGCCTTATGAACGAGGAAGAACTTGACAAGCGGTTTATTGAAGCTATGAAAGATCCTGGTTTAGTAGGAATGTTAATTGGAGCAGCTGGGCTTTCGTTATTATTCGGTCAGAAGGACAAGTAGATTGCTGAAGAGTTTCAAGACAGAGATCGACCCTACCAAAGAGCAGAAGACCAAAATACATAAGACAATCGGCACATGCAGATATATTTATAATTTTTACCTGTTTCATAATAAAGAACGTTATGATGCCGGCAAAAGATTTATGAGTGGCAAGGCGTTCAGTGTATGGCTGAATAATGAGTATCTTCCGAATCATCCAGAATATTCATGGATCAGAAAGGTCAGTTCCAAATCAGTAAAGAATGCGATCGAAAATGCATGCACAGCGTTTTTAAGATTTTTTCATCATCAGAGCGGTTTTCCAAGATATAAGAAAAAAGGAAGATCTGATGTGAAAATGTATTTTGTAAGGAATAATCCAAAAGACTGTTTTTGCGAAAGGCACAGGATCAAGATTCCTACACTTGGATGGGTAAGGCTGAAAGAAAAAGGGTATCTCCCGACATCTAAGGATGGATATGTGATCCGAAGTGGAGCAGTTTCTATGAAAGCAGGAAGATATTATGTTTCTGCGCTTATCGAAGTACCAGCACCGGAAGTGGGTAAAAATTTCAGTGATGGGATCGGGATCGATCTGGGGATTAAGGATCTGGCTATTGTGTCGAATGGAACTATATACAGAAATATCAATAAAACCGCACAGATCAGAAAACTTGAGAAACAATTAAGACGGGGACAGCGAAAGCTTTCCCGCAAATCTGAAAATTTAAAGAAAGGAGAGTTCACTCAAAGAGCAAATATACGAAAACAAAAGCTCAAGGTACAGAAACTTTATCACCGGATGGAAAATATCCGTACAGATCATATAAATAAGGCAATATCTGAGATTGTGAAAACCAAGCCGTCTCACATAACGATTGAGGATCTGAACGTATCCGGGATGATGAAGAACCGGAATCTCTCAAAAGCAGTTGCGTCACAAAAATTCTATGAATTCCGGATGAAACTGAAAGCAAAATGTGCAGAATATGGAATCGAACTGAGGGTAGTTGATAGGTGGTATCCATCTTCAAAGATCTGTCATTGTTGTGGATGTATCAAAAAAGATCTGAAACTTTCGGACAGGATCTACAGATGTGTATGCGGTTATACTGAAGACAGAGATTTCAATGCAGCACTGAATCTGAGGGATGCTAAGACTTACGAAATTGCATGATCTCGCAAGCGTAAGTATGTACCGAAGGCTATTTCGGGAATTAACGACTGTGGAGTGTACTTAGGATCTGTGAGTAGAGATAACTTCGGTTACTTAAAAACATACACGAAGAAACAGTAAGCGGTATTCGTGAGAATCCGCATTATCTCGATGTGAGTATGTTTGATCACATTTTGAGTGGCAGGACTAAGCATGGGAGAAACTAAGAGCACAGATTATATTCCAGAGAATGCCAATGAGGAATATGCACTTCTGGTTGGAAGATTAAAGGCATTTGAAGCTTGGGCGAATAGCGTGAACGATTATAATTTCACAAAGGACATGGCATTTAGAATGCTTGGACTTGATGTAGAAGAACAAACAAAAACAGATTAAGTTGCCCTGGAAGGTGCGGACACACCAACCAGGACGGTATCTAACTAAGAATGAGTTAGTTAAATACAGGATTATTATAACACAACCTCCTGTATTTGACAAACAAAAATATAACAGGAGGACTTTTTATGCAAAAAAATGGCGAAAATCAGCCACTTTCCAGTGAAATCATTGCTGATCTGGAAGAAAAGCTGATGGCAAGAAATGTAATTATCGCTATTCTGGCAGCTGCACTTGCAGTAACCACATCCAGAAGAAAGTGAGGAAAAAATGAAAGAGGTGGTAAAGACAATAGGAGAAATATTTGTAGGAATAGGGATGTTTACAGTAATCTTCTCAATCACATGGATGCTTACATCATTTGATGCTATCGGGGTGTTCTTTGTATCAACAGTCTTATTCTCAATGGTGTTTCTTCCTATTATATTAGAAATGGAGGAAAAGTAAATGCAAAGATTAAATAAAGTAAGATTATCCGGCAGAGCCGGGGAAATAGTATTTAGCCACGAACATTACGGAAGATACTATTACAAATTCATGCTAACAGTCATTCGTAAAAGCGGTGCAGTGGATATGTTTCCCATCGTTATAGAAGATTCCATTGTACGTGACAATGATTATAACGGAAAAGAAGTTGTGGTAACAGGAGCAATCAGAAGCATGGACACTTCTAAAAATCCAAATAATCACCACAATGTTAATTATATCGCAGCTGACGAGGTGGAAATCCTGGAAGAACAGGTTCCAGAGGGCGATATAAACGAAGTAGAGTTTATTGCCAGAAGTTGTACGAAAGAACCATATGCAAAACTTACACCAGTAACGCACAGGAAAGTTTCAAATCTTTTCGTAGCAATTCCAAGAGATCATTCAGAAAGAGCAGATTTTATTCGCTGTACTTTATGGGGAAAAGGTGCTGATCTGGCGGTAGACGTTAAAAGGAATGATTACATTAAAGTAACTGGCAGGTTAATGAGCCGTGATGTTTATGTTAATGGGGAAGAAACGGAAAGTGTATATGAGATTTCCGTAAAAGAAATGGAGAAATTGGAGGATGAAGAATAATAAGAATAAAGTTCAGATGTATGGCGTAATAATGGATATTCAGCCAGATGTATTTTTTAAGGATGGTAAAAAGTTCAAAAAAATTTACATTGGAGTAAAACGAACTAGTGGGGCGGTTGATTTGCTTCCGGTTATAGTTCGAGAAGGGCTGGCAGATGCTTTTCCGATAGGAGGACGCGTTTATATCGAAGGAAGATATATTTCTTCTAACAAACATGAAAATGGAAAAAGTCATTTAATTCTTGAAATCAAAGAAAGAATAATCTCTTATGGAAATGAACGAGCAAACGATGAAAATAAACTCATTCTGGAAGGGTATCTTTGCAAGCCACCTGTATACAGAAGAACACCAAGAGGAAAAGAAGTATGTGATTTGATGATCGCTTGCAATGAATATGACTTGCGAAGAACAGATTATATTCCGTGCTTAGCATGGTGGAAAGAAGCCAGAGAAGCTGCTAATTTCAAGGTCGGTGATTACATAAGCATAATCGGAAGAATCCAGAGCCGGATTTATCATAAAAAATTATCTGGTGATGAAGTAGAGCTTAGAACTGCATATGAGGTATCAATAGGGAGGATAATCGAGCATGAAAGTGGAAGTGAAAAAAATTTCGCTGGAGAATTACAAGAAGTTTCCGAGTAAGTCTGTAGATTTGTTTCCAAGAACAGAGATTTCCGGCAGAAACAGAGAAGGAAAATCCACATTGCAGGACGCATATTTGGACGTTCTGACAGGTAAGATGGCGAATGGTACAGAACCTACTTCTATTCGCAGAAAAGAAAATGGCGTGGAAGTGCCAAAGGTTGATGTTGTAAGAGAACTTACACTTGCGATTGATGGGAAAGAAAAAGTGATCCGCAAAATCACAAAGCAGAAGTGGAGAAAACCAAGGGGACAGTCAGAAGAGGTGTTCGATGGAAATGAAACTTCTTATGAAATTGACGGATTCCCGGCTAAATCAAAGGATTATACCGAGTTCATCCAGTCAATAGCAGAACCTTCAACGCTTCTGATGTGCAGTAATCCAAAACCATTTCTGGACACATTACAGAAGTCAACCGCAGAATCCAGGAAGGTTTTGGAAAAAATGTCTGGTTTTGATATTGCGCAGTTTATGGAAGAAAATCCACAGTATGCACATGTAGAAGAAATTACAAAGGGGCATTCCGTAGAGGATACATTAAAAAAACTGCGAAAAGAACTGAACGTGCAGAAGAAAAAGGTTGATGCAAAAAATACAGAGATTGCTTACGAAACCAATCGGACTGTTGAAGCAGAAGATACTTCTTCACTGGAATCCAAAAAACAGGAGCTTAATGCGGAACTTTCCAAGCTGGAAGAACAGGAAAAGATTCTTGAAGATTCAGCAAAAGGCTATGACGGACTTACATATGAAATCCGAGGGCTGAAATCCTCCAGGGATGGTCTGGTTAGCAAGGCAGGCAAAGAGCTGAAAGACAAGAAAGCAGCCATTATGAATGTGTATTACGACCTTGCAAAAAATAAAATTGAAAAAGAATCAGCTATCCGAATGTTGGGAATGGAACTGGATAGCCACATAAGAGCTGCACAACAGGCAAAAGCTGACTTGGATAGAGCCAGACAGGACTATCCAAGAATCAAAGAAATGGAGTGGGATGATTCTGAACTGAAAGCTATTGAATCCGAAGCATTCAGCGATTCTGATACCGTTTGCCCGACTTGTGGACAGCAACTGCCAGAAGAACAAGTTTCCAAACTTAAATATTCATTTGAAGAAAAAAAGAAAGCCAGAATTGAAACTGAATTAACCAAAAAGAAAAATTGGGAATCAGCAAAGCAGAACCAGTTAAAAGGAACTTGTGATCTTGGAAATTCTGCTTCTGCAAAATTAAAGAAAACTAACGAGGAAATCAGCAAATTACAGTCAGAAATCGGCGTAGCACAGGATGAAGTTGCTGAACTTACTAAACAGATTGAAGAAGAACAGTCCAAATTTACGGAGCTTCCAGAATCTGTAGATATGTCAAATGACGAAGAATATCTTGCGGTTACAGCGAGAATTGCAGAACTTGAAGAGAAACTGAAATCATTTGAAGATGTTCCTGGAAAGAAACAGGAATTGAGAATGCAGATCAGCAATGTCATGAAACAGATTTCCAATGTGGATGCAGACATTAAGATTGCACAGGCAGCAGTTACAGAGAAAGAAAAGCGAGTAGCCGAACTGAATGAGGAATTAAAAGACCTTGGACAGGTGCAAGCTGATATTGAAAAGAACATTGATACCGTTCTTAACTTCTCAATTCAGAAGAATAAGGCACTGGCAGAGAAAATCAATCCATTTTTCCATCATTTCCAATTCAGTTTCCTTGATTACACGATTGAGGGAAATCCAGTGGAAACTTGCAAGATGATCTGTAATGGAATCGACTACAACAGCGGATTGAATCATTCCGACAAAATTCTTTGCGAGGTTGATTTACTAAATGGATTACAGGAAATGAATGGGCTGAATCTTCCGCTTTGGATTGATGATTCTGAGAGCATTGACAAAAGCAGGATACCTATGTTAGACAGGCAGATGATTGTGCTAAGAGTGACAGATGGGGATTTGAAAGTAATCTGACAAACAGGAGGGGAAAATGCTAACAGCAACATGGGGAAAACATTTTTTCAAGGCAGATGCCACAAAATGCGCATCTGAAATCATGGAAATTTGCGATCAGATGGAATCTGCTACACCACAGCAGATTCTTGAAAAAGCAAGAGACGAAAGCACAGAATTACATAAGTGCTTTACATGGGATGATTCCATAGCGGCTGAAAAATACAGAATCCACGAAGCCAGACTGATAGTTTGTCAGTTAAAAATCGTGGAACAGGATATTGATAACAAGTCAAAGCCGACAGCAATTCGAGTCTTTTACAAGACAGATGGCAAAAGCGGATACAAGCCAACACAGCTTATTTTGAAACAGCCAGATGAATACGAAGCACTTTTAGAACGCTGCCGAAATGAACTTCTGGCAGTGAAGCAGAAATACCAGAATATTTCTGAATACGAAGAGGTTTGGGAATTGATTAGTTAAACATGAATGCCGCTACTGTGCTGATATGCCTATAGGAGTAGGAACATAATACATTACATTGCACAGCAATACAGCAAACAACAGGACAGGATAAAACAGAATATATATATTTGCTCTTATAGGTATATGAGTGCAGTAGCGGCGAAACTCCTACGTTGATATGCCTGTAAAACAGGCAAGAATACTAAAAAATACCATAGAACACGATAAAACAGCTCAAAAAAGTACAATTGCTCAATTTTACAGGTTTATGAGCGTAGGAAACCACAGCATTTATCAGTCTGCATAAGCAGAACAAAACTTCAAGAAAGTATAACACAGTAAAGAAGAAAAAAGAATAGCATATGACATTGTAGAATACTTTCACTGTTTATGCAGAGCGACAAGTGTTGTGACACTTAATAAAAAATAGCATATGAAACTATAGGAAATAAAACGGAAGAATAACAGATTACACACAGCACTTAACGGATGGGCTGTTTTGTAGGCGGTATAAATCGCTAGGAAAGTATATCGAAACATAACGCGGTAAATTAGAGCACACCGAAATATATCTAATTATAGATAATTACACCTAACTTTTATATTGCCTATAAAGCGGCTCATCCAAACAAAATTGTCTCCTGGGTAGGTGGCATGAGATGCCATAGTAAAGGATACCATAGAATATTGCAGAATATAAAAATACAGAATATTTCATGTTACCTACCGAGTAGATAAGCCACCAAGTGTATTTAGTTGGCAGTAGAAACACTGCTAAGAAAATTATATCTTCGCACAATAGAGAACAGCACACGACAGTAAAATATAGCACATTCTACTGCTAGCTAAGTACATTTGGAAGTTTGTATGAAGGTTCAAGCGGATTAGTTTTGCAGAACAGAACACCAAATAAAATCACAGAACATGACAGAATATCATAGTATAAACATTAATTATTTATTGCAGATTAGTCCGTTTGAATGTTTGTGCAAACAAAAAAACAATAAAAAATCATTTTATTTTAGGAGGAAAGCAACATGGCAAAAAACATCACAATCGAACCATTAAAGGAAACCACATTAAGAGTTGAACTGATCGGGGACACAGACCTCATTCTTCACAAGAGAAGCCGTTATTATGAACAGGCTGAATGCTTCAAGCAGTCCAAGGACAAGGGCTTCAAAATGCCAGCCATTTATAATCAGCCAAAGAATGTTTGGGAGGGATTAATTACTGGTATTCACTGGGAGAAACCGATTAATTTCCATGATGAAGATATTTCCCTTTACACAGAGGAAGAGTGGAAAGATTACATGGCAAACAACAGACCTTGCATTCTTACCCAGGCATTCAAGAAGTCATTCACAGAAACATTTATTACTTTCTTCAAGGATTCCACCGGAAAGAAAGGAACAGATATCAAGCGTTCTCTTTCAATCGAAGGCTCTATTTGCCCGGTAAACTTTGAATCTGTTGAGGTGGTAAATAAGATCGTTCCGACTTCTGGAATCAGCGCAAGCCCAGTCCTTTGCAGTAGCAACGTGTTCCATAACTGGCGAACCACTATTGAAGTATCTTGCCCGGATATCGTATTTCCATATGAGACAGTATTGCAGCTGATTGAAACCAGTGGAAAGTACATCGGAATCGGAACACAGAGAGCAAATGGAAATGGAAGATATCACATCAACCCGGACAATGTAATTATCATTTAATTTGGTAACTATCGGTGGTATATGAATCCGAATAAAGTCGGAAAACAACAAACCGAACTAATCGAAAGAACAGGATAGAACAATACAGTATATAGAAAAATATTTATCCTGTTTCATATGCCACCGAGCATAACTCTTGGGTGCATTCACGGTGGATTGAAAATCTACAAATTAAGTAAACCAGAAGATAGAAAATAAAACAACAGGATAAAACATAACAGCTAAAAACATATTTTCAATCTACTGTGCGTGTACCCAAGAAAATAAATAAATAAAACCTTAGGTGTATCCACGGTGAGATAATATAATGCATCGAAAACAGGATAGCAAATACCACTATAGGAAACTACAGAACATTACATATTATCTCATTTTGAATGCACCTAAGGCAAAAAAAGAAAAGGAGAATAATCATGGCAAGTAAAACACAGGTAGCAACAGTAGGAGAACAGCAGGCTGCATTGGTAATCAACAATTCATTCATTGATGGGCTGACAAAACAGTTAGAGGAAAAAACCAAATATGGTCTTTCTTTCCCGAAAGACTACAATCTCAGCAATGCGCTGATGGGAGCGTATTTAACTTTGAAAGAAACAAAAGATAAAAATAATAAGCCGATTTTGGAATCTTGTAGCCAGATCAGCATCGCAAACAGTCTTATGAACATGGCAACGCTTGGCCTTTCAGTGCAGAAAAAACAGGGATATTTTATTTCTTATGGAAATCAGTGTCAGTTCCAGAGGTCTTACTTTGGAAATATTACAATAGCAAGAAGATATGGTATGAAAGATATTCATGCGGAAGTCATTTATGATGGTGATGAGTTCAAATACCACATTGAAGATGGAAATAAGGTATTGGATTCCCATGAACAGGATTTTATGAATATTGATAACGATAAAATTCTTGGTGCATATGCGGTAGTTCAGATGGAAGATGGCTCAAAACACCTGGAAGTTATGAATATGAAGCAGATCAAACAATCTTGGTCACAGGGCTATGGATATAGAGAAAGCGGTAATGGAACACATCAGAAATTCACTGACCAGATGGCAAAGAAAACCGTTATCAATCGTGCATTAAAGCAGATTATCAATAGCCACGGTGATGTTTTTGTACAGGAAGCTGACGAAAACACAGAGAATATTCCAAAACAGGATATTATTGAACAGGATGTTGCTTATGAAATTAGTGAGAATGCAAACACAGAAGAATTCATTCCACAGCAAGAAGCAATCGAAGAAAAGCCGAAGCAGCCAACCGTAGCCGAAACCGTAAAAACAGCAAAGAAAGAACCAATCCCAGCAGCAGAGCCAGTAGAAACAGAAATTCCGTCATTCATGAGCCAGGAGGAAATGTAGGATGAAAAAGAAATTGATTATTGCGGCAGCAGTAACAGCTTGTGTATCAATCACAGGCTGTACCGCAAGCTTTGACAGAGAAGTAAAATCCTTTTCAAGTAATTGGAATGGTGGTCTGAACCGCACTGTAACTGTTTACGATTACAACGGTGGTAAAATCAAGTCCTGGTCTGGAAAATTTGATGTTTCCGAATCGGAGAACGAAGTTTACTTTGATGATTCGGACGGAAAAAGAGTTATTATCCACGGCGGTATTGTCGTGAATGAGGAAAACTGACATGAGTAGCAGTGTAATTGAAACAATTAAAGAAGTTGTAAGCAATATGAACAGAGGACTTTATGATTTCACGGTAGATTGGAAATGTTCAGAATGCGGTTCGTGTTGTTCAAATTTTCTACCGATATCATCCAAGGAAATCAAACAGATCAAGTGGTATATTCGCAAACACCATATCAAGGAATGCAGACATAATTTCACTGCTTCATTAATGGATTTAACCTGTCCGTTTCTGATGGACGATAAGGCAAAAGAGAAATGTTCAATCTACCCTGTTAGACCGGAGATATGCAAATCATTTGTCTGCAATGACCCACAGGGAGCCAGAAAGAACAAAGCTTTAATGCATAAAAAATATAAGCCTGTTGATATGAGAGAAACGTTTTTCGTAGGAGAATGAAATATACAAGCAGAAAGCGAGGTGATGAAAATGCTCATGCGAGTAGTAAACACAGGGAGCCAACACGGAAACTGCTATGTTTTGAAATCCAACAGCGGAGAAATGCTTCTTCTGGACTGCGGATGCAGATACAAAGATATTTTAAAAGCTATTGATTACAGAATAAGTGATGTTTCGGGCGTGCTTCTTACCCATGAACACGGTGATCACCGTGAATCATTTAAAAATCTGATGAATTTAGGCATTCAGATTTACACCAATGATGAAACTGTAGAGCATCTGCAAATCATCACTGGTGAGCTAATGAAAGGAGTTCCAGAGAAAAGACCGTTCCGGGTTGGCTCGTTCACTGTAATACCGTTCTATTTACCGCATACTACAAGGGATAAGGACACAGGGCAACTTATTCCATGTTTCAATTATGGGTACATCGTGGAACATGAAGAAATGGGAAAGTTGTTGTACATGACTGACTTTGAATACTGCAAGTACAACTTCAAGGCAATGCGATTGAACCACTTAGTTATTGAATGTAACTATTGTGGAGAATTAGTTGACAAAACAGCTGAAAATTACACGCACAGGCTTAAAGGGCATTGTTCCCTAGATACTTGCAAAAGCTTAGTAAATACGAATCATACGGCAGCATTACGGACGGTAACATTGGTGCATTTGAGTGATGAAGCAGCTGACCCGGAACAGATTTTGAAAGAGATAAAAGAAGCAGTTGTTTGGGATGATGCACTCGTCCAGATTGCAACGCCTAGACTGGAAATTAAATTGGATTTATGTCCGTTCTGAAAGGAGAAATAGATGGCAACAATTGGTTTGAAAGATTGGAAAGAAGTAACAAAAGGAATTTATGTAAATCCAATTTCTGAAAATGCAGCTTATGAAATTCATATTAAATACTGGGACATGAAAACAGATATTCTTTCTGCAAATGCCGAACTTTATATAGTGAGAGATTGGCATGAAAAAGACGGAAGAAACATCAGAGAAAGAGAAATACTGCTTGATTATGCATCTGTTATGGATTGTATTTGGAAAGCAGTTGAAGATGATAAGGAAAACAATTCGACTGAATGATTGAAAGGAGAATGATTATTAATGAAAATCTTCTTAAAAACACTTGACAAACTGAAAAAGTCAGAACCTTCCGAACAGGAATGTAAGTACGATAAAGGATGGAATGATGCAATCAAGAAAGTTGAAGAACTGATTTGTTCCTACAGCTCTGCGGATATGTGGATTCCAACAGAAGTGAAGTTACCGCCAGAACCAAACAAGGAAGAAAACCCTGGAGATTGGAAAGAATATGCAGTTACAATTGATGGAGCTGTTCTTCCAACAAGTCTTACTTATTTAGGAGACGGCGAATGGGGAAGCGTAGAAGCGTATGGGTTTGCGTATTACCCAGTCATTGCATGGCAGCCAATGCCACCAGTCTACAAACCAGGGAGGTAACACCATTGGAAATAACAATCGGAATTTGCACAGATGAAATTAAAGAAATCATCATGGAACATATAAAAACAAAAGGATTCAATGTAACGGAAGATGATATTTCATTTGTTATCGGGAAAGAAGAAGTTGTAACAGGGAATGCAAAGAAAATCAAACACGCACTTATTAGATGCGACATTCAGATTGAGAGGTGATAAATTGTGAATATTGTTATTCTTTCTGGAAGATTAACTGCTGACCCAGATATCAGAATGGGAACGAATGACACCAAAATTGCAAGATACATTTTGGCTGTCGAGAGAAGAGTAAAAAAGAACACGGAAAGAAAATCAGACTTTATTGCTTGCGTATGCCTTGGGAAAAATGCAGAATTCGCAGAAAAATATCTTAAAAAAGGCACGAAAGTAAATGTGCGTGGAGAATGGCAGACTGGAAATTATACTAACAAAAATGGCGAAAAAGTTTACTCAAATGATTGCCTTGTTGCAGAACATGAATTTGCAGAAAGAAAGAGCCAGTCACCACAAACACAGGAAACAGACACACGACCAGTACCGCCACCAGAACCTAGTTTCATGGATGTGCCAGATTTAGGCGGTATGGAAGATGAATTTCCGTTTAGTTAAGGAGGAGTGACAAATAAATGGAACCAGTTTTAGAAACTAAATTCGAGTATAAAGGTTACCAATGTGTAGTCCTGTTCATGCCTAGAGCATACAGATGCGGATACGTTGGAATACCTAACAGCCATAAGCTGGCAAAGAAAAGTGTTGATGATTTAGGTTATCTTGACTGCCATGGTGGAGTTACTTATTCAGAACCATTTTTACACGATTGTGACGATGATGATATATGGTGGATTGGATTTGACTGCGCTCATTGTTTCGATGGTTATGATATTGAGACAGCAGAACAGTATTTCGGGGAAGAACCAGGCTTCAAAAAATGCTTAAAATAATGGGAGATTGCTGGCGAGAATTAAATAAAGATCCAGATTGCAAAATTCGTTCACTTGCCTATGTTAAAGATGAATGCAAGAAACTAATTGACCAGATTGAAAAAGGGGGGATGTTAGAGGAATTATAGAAAAGTTTTCGTGATGAGGAAGTGTGCAGAAAAAGGAGTTTTTAATGCGTAAAACTATTGATTTGACAGGCAAGAAATTCGGGAGACTCACCGTCATAAAAAGAGCAGAAGATACTATTTCAGACAAAGGGGTTAGAACAAAGCGCTGGGAATGCATTTGTGATTGTGGAAATAAAACTATTGTAAGACAAGCAGGGTTACAAAGAGGAACAACGAAGTCATGTGGATGTCTGCATAGAGAAATTATTGGCAATATGAGCAGAAAACATGGGCTATCTAATAACTGTGGAAGGCTGTACCCACTTTGGAAGAGTATTAAATATCGTTGCTATTGTAAAACATGTAAATCGTACAAAAATTACGGCGGGCGTGGAATAGTAATGTGTGATGAATGGAAAAATAATTTCACATTATTTTACAAATGGGCAATTGAGAATGGATATAAGGAAGAAAAAACAAGTAATGGAATAAATATCTTAACCATTGACCGAATAGACGTAAACGGAAATTATGAACCAGATAACTGCCGTTTTATTACAAATGCTGAGCAGGCACAAAATAAAAGAAACTCTATACCAAAAGAAAACAAGTATTTAATATGTCCTGTTTGTGGAAAACAATTTGAACTAAAGCAAAGAAAAGGGCAAAAGACGTGCAGTCCAAGATGCGGTAAAATTCTTTATTACAAAGATCACCCAACTATTAAAGATTATACAAAAATATGCCCAATTTGTAACAAACCTTTTAATGCCAAGAGAGGTGGACATTTCAATGACGCTGTTTATTGTAGCAAGAGATGTAAGAATTTATCTGAATCTGCAATATGGGAATACAATGGAGAAAAGCATAGAGTTCTTGAATGGGCTGAAATTATAGGCATAAACGCACACTGTTTATATCATAGAAAAGAATTAGGATGGTCTATCGAAGAAATACTAACCACACCGTTAAGGGGCAGGAGAAATGCAAAAAGTAAATTATAAAAAAATATATGCAATGAAAAATGCGAGAGAAAAAATGATTGAATCAATATGCCCTTCGATACCAAATACAAGTGGCATATATGCTTTTTATAGGATAGACGAAGCAGGGATTCGACGCAGCTACGTGGGACAAGCGCTTAGACTTCGTGAGAGATGTGCGAGCCATTTAGCAGAATATGACCATATAGCATTAAGCCTTAAAAAGCATAAGTTTTACAGTGAAAGTAATCCTACTGGATGGAAACTTTCATATAGAACATGTAGAAAGGATGAACTTGACCAGAAAGAAATTGAAACAATCAAGGCTTTTGCAGATAAAGGCTTCCAGATGTACAACATTACAGCTGGTGGCCAGTTAGCTGGAAAGCAAGTAACAGGGCAATATAAACAGCCCAAGACATACAGACAGGGACTTCAGCAAGGCAAGAAAACACTTGCAAGAGAGCTAAAACACATCATTGATACTCACTTAAAAGTATCAATCAGACCAGAAAAAACAAATAACAAAGTATCTATTAAGGCGTTGGAAAAATTCAACGACTTACTCAATGAAGAAAACTATCACTGATTCTAACACACCAGTAGTTCTACTGGCTAAATTCAAAAGATAAAAAATAAAAATGAAAGGAGCTTGCCTTCAGCTGACGTAAGGGTGCACCGGGCTTCTTTTGAAAATGAAATTAAAGTGTGAAATATATCGTGATTCTATGCAGAACTATAAAAAATACGCAATTCCAAGAGCGCAACTCGTAATTGCTGATGTTCCATACAATGTAGGATGTAATTTCTACGGAAGTAATCCTATGTGGTACACGGGCGGAGACAACAAGAACGGCGAAAGTAAACTTGCTGGTAAAGCAGCATTCAATTCAGATTTCAATTTCAATCTGTATGAATACTTCCATTTTTGTTCAAAAATGTTGAAGAAAGAACCAAAAAAGGCAGGGGTAAGAGGAAGAAGTTCAGACGCACCATGTATGATAGTGTTTTGTTCATTTGAACAAATTCAAACTCTGATCAATGCAGCTGCGAAACATGGCTTTGTTCACTATATACCACTTGTGTTTATTAAAAACTACAGCCCACAGGTGCTTAAAGCAAATATGCGTGTGGTAGGTGCTACAGAATATGCACTTGTATTCTACAGAGATAAACTTCCAAAATTCAGAAATGGAGCGCAAACGGACGAAAACGGAAAGACTATTCGTGGAACTGGAAAGATGGTTTTTAACTGGTTCCAGTGGGAAAAAGACGGAAATGGCATTCCGAAAATTCATCCAGCGCAGAAACCAGTATCAGTTCTAAAACGACTGATTGAAATATTTACTGACCCTGGGGACGTAGTAATTGACCCTTGCTGTGGAAGTGGAAGCACATTGAGAGCCGCCATGGAACTTGGCAGAAGTGCATACGGATTTGAAATTGACAGAAATTTTTATAACAGAGCAAAAAGCGAAATGCTTGTTTTTGAAAAAGATAGTCAAATGAGCATAGGAGATTTTATATAAGGAGCGTGATTGAATGTCAGAAAACACAAACGAATGTGTAATTGAGTGGATTCCCGGAAGATATTATGTAGGGCTTACTTCTAAGAATGGGAGTACCTGGAAGAACAGATGCGAGGAATTAGAAATGGATTCTCTGATTGCCACAGAACATCCGGGAGTATCAAGAGCATACCGTTTGACGGAATACAGATACGAAAGGAAAAAATATGGGAAGCAAATTAAAGATGAAAGCACCAAAGAAAAATAGGGTGTTGGAATGCGATAATCAAATGTCACAGGCATTTGCCAGAGCCATGCAGAACTCACGTAAAGAGTTGGAAATCATGCAAGATCAAGCCTATAACGATGGATTCAATACTGGTGATGACTGGGCGAATACGATCAATTCCGTAACTATGATGCTGGCATTAAGAAAACTGCATGGATTTTCAACCAAAAGGCTTTTGGACGTAATTAATTGTGCAAATGAGTTTGTAGGACAAGCAAACCGTGGAGAAAGAAGTTTTATGAGCATGGTTGAAGAGTTGGAATCTGAAACAGATGTACGGATTCCAGATTTGAATAAAGAATTGGTCAGAAGATTTGGAGCGTAAATAAATGGTTTATTCCTTGATGAATTAGAACCAAATAGAGGAAATATTAACACAGAAATCATGGAGGACTGCACAATAGCGTGTCAGTTGCTTACATGGGGAAAGTGAGGATGGAAAATGACAGAACAGGAAAAGAAGGAACTGCTGGACGAGCTGGAAAAGCGCATGGACGAGAAATACAAAGGTTGCCTTACCAGAGAAGATGTCGCAACCACATTAAAGGCACCGAGGGAAAAGTGGTTTAGAGATGAGAATGGGAACAGAAGAAGTTCTCTGATGATGGATGCTTTTGATTCATCTATTATCTCGTGGCAAGTCTGGGAAACAATCAGAAAGTTGACTTGCGTTATATGTGGTAAGCAGTATGTCAGACAGCTTGCAAATGTAGAAAATGCAGATGAAATCGCAGAGAAACTTTGCCAGTTTGTTTATGACTTGAAGATGGATTTTAAGAAACAGGAGGACACAAAATGTTAATCAGAAGTCAGGATAAAACAGCGCTGGTAAAGTTTGAAAACATTGTAGTTAATCTAAAACTCCCAGATTCATTGAATGTTATATGTTGGAGTTTGCAGGATGCACAGAGAAGTGGAGGATATTTTATTTTAGGAAAATATTCCACCAGAGCAAAAGCCATGAAAGTACTGGATATGGTCCAGGAAGCATATGGAGATTCGGAATACACAAAATATGTAATTCCAGAAGTATGTAGGATATTAAGTATGAAGCCAAAAACGGAAGAAAACATAGCACATGCAGGAGAACTTGGAGAAATGCTCAAAAAAGGAATGACGTTCCAGATGCCAGAGGATAGCGAGGTGGAAGTATGAAGTACAGAAAGAAACCAGTTGTAATTGATGCACTTCAGTGGACTGGTACAAATAAGTGGGAAATATTTGATTTTCTGACAAATAATAATTGCCCGGAGGAGTATATAACATCTGATTTCCCGATTGTATCTGATAACTTCTATATCGACAAATGGAATGTTCCGGGTGGATTGGTTATTAAGACACTTGAGGGCGAACATCTGGCGAATATTGGTGACTATATCATCCGCGGTGTTCACGGTGAATTTTATCCGTGTAAGCCAGATATATTCAAAGAAACTTATGAGGAGGTGGAAGCATGAGCAGAGTACGAACCAGATTAGAACAATACAAAGCCGAGATAGAAAAGAGATTACAGTATAAGCATGGGCTTCCAGGGAGTGCGCTGGATATTGTGAATACTCTTCTGAATGATTTGGAACAGGACGAGAAAGAAAACGGTTGGATTCCGGTAAAATATCATCAGATATCAGAAAAAGAACGTGCGGAAGAATTCATTTCAAAAGACATACAATATATGCTTGACTGCAAAATGCCAGATGACGGACAAGAAATATTGGTTACTAACGGAGAAACAACATGGCAGGATACAAGCTTTATTGATTGTGACGGATATTATCTTGATAGCAATTATGATTGGATTGAGATTACGGCATGGCGACCGCTTCCAGAGCCATACAAGGAGGGATGAGGAATGCGGTTAATCGACACAGATAAATTAAAAAAAGATATACTGCTTCAAAATATCTTAGGAGAACCAATACAGAAGATTATAGACAGATATATACATATTGTGGACGAGCAGCCGACAGCTTTTGATGCGGATAAGGTTGTTGAGCAGTTGGAGAAGCTGGCGGATGAAGCAAATGACAAAATTCTGGAAGCTGGTGGACTACAGCCATACTACGATGGATATGAGGATGCCATGCGAACGGCGGTTGAAATTGTGAAAGGCGGTGGAGTTGAATGAGCAAATCAGTATTAGTAATAGATACGCCAGAAGATTGTGAATCATGTGTTTTACACGGTGGAATATTCCATTCTTTTTGTAAAATAAATTGTAGATATATCGAAGACTTAAGCTCAAAGCCAGATTGGTGCCCGCTTATGGACTTGCCGAAAAAAGACAATGGAGATTATCCGGCCAATACATCTGATGCTGGCTTTGCGGAGGGATGGAATCAGTGTATTGATGAGATTACAGGAGGTGGAGTAGATGATTGATCTAGCGAATAAATGTGTATTAGTCATAACGCATGAAGAGTATGAAAATATTCTGAAAGCAGCAAAGAAACAAGGATATAGATGGTACGGCGGAAAAGAAGTGTATCCATATCCTTTTGAAGAACAGCAGGTCCCGGATATATTAAAGTTCTATGGCAATAAAGAACTAACAAGAAATGCCGACCTTGCACCGGGGTATGAATTAGTAAAAGCATCAGACGTAATTGAATATGAGAAGGAGCTCAAAGATGCTATAAGACTTGTTAGAACATTTGTTAAAAACCCAGACAGAACATTGATTGATTCGCTTATTAAGTCCTTGAAGCTACTTGCAGATACTGTAGAAAGCCAGATGGAAGAGGTGAAGTAGATGGAGAGATTTCTAATTGATGATGGTATTAAACAGTCAAAGATAGTTGCAAATCGTTATAAATGGAGTATCGAGAATGCAGATATGGGTTCAGAAGATGCAAATGAGTTACATGCAGATATATGCAATCAATATGTAAAGGAGTATGAACAAATCGCAGAGTGGCTTGAAGAATTAAAGTCTTACAAAGATATTGGAACTTTAAAGGAATTAAAGGAACTCAAAGAAAACGGTGCATTTACTGGATTAGAGCTTGCTAAATTAGCAATAATGCAGAAAGAATTAAAGAAATATGAAGACTTAGAGGAACATGGGTTGCTTGTGAGATTGCCGTGTAAGGTTGGAGAAACGGTTTATAGAGTGAATGCCGGAGCCAAGCAACCGATTATTCCAATGACTGTTTCAGAAATTCATTTTCTCTGTTACAAAAATGAACGTGCTGTAAGGTTTGACGCAATAGGCAAAGAAGATATGGGAGAAAGTTGCTATCGTTTAGAAGATATTGGAAGAATAGTATTTCTCACCAACGAGGAAGCTAAGAAGAAGCTGGAGGAACTCAAAAATGAAATTTAAAGAATTTGTAAACTGGTGCAATGAAAGAGCCTGTGATGGATGCTGGGGAATGCTAGAAGCAATAGCGTGTATTAATTTAATAAATGAGATTATGAAAATCCAATTTTGGAAAAGAGAAAAAATCTGGAAAGAAAATTATGAGCAGCAGGTATTGGAAGAGATTATTAATCCGATAGAGAAGAAGTTGGAGGAGATGAGAGCTAATGATTAAAGTACTGAATACCATTAATACCAGACTGATTCCTATATCGGTTTTACAGGATGTAAAAAGTAGAATCTCTGATTGGCTTGCATCCGGCGGGAAAGAAACCGATCCTTACATTCAGCGGCAAATTGATTATCTGAAAGCTGTTGAAAAAGCAGCATTAGATGAGAAAAATATCGTATAAGTGGAATTGGAGGAGATAAAGAATGCATAGACATTTATGGACTAAATGCTATCATCACAGAAGAGGGCATATATACAAATGTGTTATTTGTGGAAAATTATGGGGATAAAAGGTGAAAAATGGACGTTAAAGAAGCAAAAAATATATTATCCGATATGAGAGACCAGCATTTATGTTTCTTGGGAAATTTAGAAATCAAAGATGAATGGCAGAAGAAATATCTAAAAGAAGCATGGGCGTGTGATTCCGGTGCAAAGGCTCTTGCCGGATTAATCACAGGGATAAAGATTGATAAAGGCATTATCGCAGATAGCATTCAGCACTATGGAAAAAATAATCAAAGCACAGTCTGTATGGAAGAATGCGCCGAGCTTATCCAAGCAATTAGCAAGGCAAAACGTGGAAAAATCAACCGTGATAACATGATAGAAGAAATTGCAGATGTGTTGATCTGTATCGAAATGTTAAAACAAATGTATATGATTTCCGATGAAAAAATTAATAAGTGGATTGAAAAGAAACAGGCGAGAGAAGTAGAAAGGATGGAGAAGAATGAATAAATGTTGCGCTAGTCAAGATGGGATATGTCGGAATGCCATTCTTTTTGGAACAATATGCGATGGTTACAAAGAAAGATGCAGATTAAGACCAACTTATAACATTATCGAACAAACAGTGAAGAATTACCAGAACAATTTAAGAAAAATATTTGGAGCGGAGGATTAATCATGAATAAGAAAGAAATCGCAGAGATCAAGAAACAGTTTACACCAGCAAATTGTTCTATTACACGCATTTGTGGTTGTTATGTGGATGCAGAAAAAAATAAGAAAACCAAAATTAAAGAAGCTTTCCTTTCCCTTCCAGAGGAAGAAATGTTTAAGTATTTTGACATTTTCAAGAAAACCATGTCTGGCAGACTTGGAAAGAACCTTATGAACTTTGATTTTCCATTAGCACAGGAAAAAGAGGGTGGAACACAGGAATTTCTTATGCGGATCAGAGCAAGTAAACTTAAAGATGATGAGCTTTTGGACGAGTTCTACGACAAAGTGATTGAAAATTACGATTATAACGAAAATTACTACATAGTTCTCATTCATGCAGTATATGACATTCCCGGAAAAGCTTCTGATGGAACCGAAATGCACGATGCATCAGAAGAAATTTATGAACACATTCTGTGCAGCATTTGCCCAGTGAATCTTTCAAAGGCTGGGCTTAGCTATGATGTAGCTGAAAATAACATCAAAGATCGTATTCGTGATTGGGTAGTCTCAAGACCAGAAACAGGATTCTTATTCCCTGTATTCAATGACAGAAGCACTGATATTCATGGAACTTTGTATTTCAACAAAAACACAAAGAATATTCATCCAGACTTCATCGAAAATGTTCTTGGCACACCAGTTCCACGTATACCAGGGAATGAGAACAATGTTTTTTCGGATTTCATCATGGATAATTTCAATGGAAACACAACATTCAATTTCACTGAAAGCCTAATTGAATCTTTGCAGGAAGTAAGAGAACAGAAGAAAGACAGCCCAGAGATGATAACTGTATCATGTGACGAAATGGAACAGATTTTTGGATATTGCGGAGTTCCAGACGAGAAGTTGTTGGATTTCAAAGAAAACTGGGAAATGTATTTCAGCAATGAGCCTGTTGCCCTTGACAATATCCATAATTCAAAAACCGCAAAAATTGTAACACCAGATACAACAATCTGCATCCAGACAGATAAAATTGCTCTGATTGAACTGAAAGAAATAAATGGTGTTCCATCCCTTGTAATTCCGGTAAATGGAGAACTGAAAATCAATGGAATTGAAGTTGAATTAAGATAAACACTTTTGAAAAAGCCAGGAATTGGAGAAAGGAATTTCAAAATTGGCAAGCGATGTAAAATGGATAAAAATATGTTCAGACATTTTTGATGATGAAAAAATAATGCTAATTGAAAATTTGCCAAGTGCGGATAGCATTATCGTAATCTGGTTTAAATTGTTGTGCTTAGCCGGAAAAAATAACAACAGCGGTGTTTTTATCCTAAACGATAAGATTGCATATACTGATGAAATGTTAGCGACAGTATTCAGGAGAGATATTAACACAGTTCGATTAGCGTTAAAAACATTTGAGAACTACGGAATGATCGAAATTGTTTCCGGTGTTTATACAATTCCGAACTGGGGAAAATATCAAAATCTCGATAAAATTGAGCAAAAAAGCCAATATATGCGAAACTATATGCAAGAATATCGAAAAAAGCAGAAAGACAAAATAGAGTGTAAAACTAACAGTAAACTTTACGGTAAAGTTAACAGTAAAACTAACGTTAGCTCAGCAGAAGTATATAATAAAGAACTAGATAATAAAGAAAAAGAAATAGAAGAAGAGAATGATTTAATAGTATCTAAAGATACTATTCGTCAGACTGACGTCCAACGAATCATTGATGAATGGAATACTCTGGAAGAATTTGGTATTAACCCTGTAAAAAGAATGACATCAAAACGAGAACAAGCAGTGAAAGCCAGAATCCGTCAGAACCATATGGGCGATATATTAGAAGCCATTGAAAACATTCGCCATAGCAGCTTCTTACAAGGGCAGAACAAAGAAGGCTGGATGATAACTTTCGATTGGTTCTTAAAGCCCGGTAACTTTGCAAAGGTATTTGAAGGGAACTATCTTGATAAATCCGGCAACAAGCCTCAAAGCTACATGGAGAAAATCCAAAACAGGGTAAGCGAGGTGGACAATTGGGTATGACAAGGGAAGAATGGGCGGTGCTGGTAAAAGCAATGAAAGCTGTGTACACTTCTCCATCGTTTCTTCCAGATCAGAATGCTTTTGATACTTGGTACGGATTACTGAAAGACCTAGATTACAAGCTTTTAAGTTTTGGTTTGAAGAAATATATGCAAACTGAATGGAAAGAACCTACAATAGCTGCATTACGGCAATGCGCGCAGAGCCTTATCTCACAAAAAGAAGAGCTGAACGAAACAGAAGCATGGGAAAAGGTATGCAAAGCTATTCAGAATTCTACATATAATGCAGAAACAGAGTTTGATAAGCTTCCAAAAATCATTCAGAAAGCAGTATCAAGCCCGGCGCAGCTTAGAGAATGGGCGGTATCTGAAAATGTGGATGGTACATGGTGGAGTGTAGTTCAGTCTAATTTCCAAAGGACTTACCGGGCAGAAGTACAGAGAGAACAAGAACGAAGAAAACTAAGCCCAGACCTTTTAAAAATTATAGATTCTGCCAGATTGGGAGGTGTGGAAAAATGCCAGATAGAAAACCATGGAGAGAATTAAAAGGGGCTGAAATAGCAAATTTAAAGCGTAGACAATGTTCGAAATGTGACTATTACAGCAGAACTGAAAATGCATGGAGCGCAAGTGCAACTTGTGATTATATCTTAATTGAAGAGCATAGCAGAGGATGTGATCCGAGGGATTGTGTTAAAACTGGTATCTTCAAGAAGAAATCGAGAGGAAAATCAAGAGTAAAGCGAGTGATTCTATGAGAAAGATAAGCGAAATGTATAAGCGATCTTGTGGTACAGCTTATCAGCATATCTGTTCCGATTGCATATTCTTCCGTGGTGGTAAGCATCCGAAGTGCTTGCTATATGAGCTGGAAATTGCTTGGAACCCAGATTATATAGCTTGCAAATTTTACAATCTGGAAGAATCTCAAATTGACGGACAGGTCAATATCTTTGATTTGTTGTAAAACGTGATAATTATTTTAAATAAAACGGCTAAAATTAATTTTTATGATATTAGTGAATATTGTTATGACTAAATCAAAATAAGCGCTTAAAATTAAAAATAGGCTGTCAATAGAAAGGAGGAACAGGAACCGCTGGCCAGCAAAGGATATCCCGGTTCCTCCTATTTTTATGAATAATGAAGACTTGAAATATGCTATTGAGAATGGTATCATCAGTTTATCTCACATACAAGAAGAAATAGAGATGAACAAAAGAAGAGACATATTAAAACAATACGAAGCTAACATATGGGAAGCTTCAGATGGGTATTGGAAAATACGTATCTATGACGATGAAACTAAGAAAAAAAGATTAATCAAGAGAAGAAACAAAGAAGATCTGGAAGACGAAATCATTAAAATCTACAAGCAGAAAATAGAAAATCCCGAGATAAATGAAATATTTAGCGAATGGATTGAACACAGATTTGGTCTTGGAAAAATTTCAAGTGCTACAAAATTAAGATACAAACAGCTTTATGATCGGCATTTCGGTGAATTTGGATTAACGAAAATAAGAGCCGTTGAGCCAGAAGATTTTAGCATTTTTTTGGAAGAGCAAGTCAGCGAATATAATTTAACAGCAAAGGGATTTTCAAATTTGAAAACTATTTCAAGAGGAATGCTTAAATGGGCGAAAAGGAAAAAGTTTATAAACTGGAATGTTGAGGAACTTTTTGACGACCTAGATATAAGTGACCGAGATTTTAGCAAAAAAATCAAAGAAGACTCAGAAGAAGTTTTCGATGATAATGAGCTTGGGAAAATGGTTGAATATCTGAAAGATAATTTGGACATGGTTAATCTTGGGATTCTTCTTATGTTTGTTACAGGAATAAGGCTAGGAGAGTTAAGCACTTTAAAGTGGGAAGATTGGGTTTACAATAGTGACGCAAAAATCCCTAGTGTTTTAAAGATACGACGAACAGAGACCCGATACAAGGTTGAAAACAAGTATGTTTTTGGAGTAAAAGACTTTCCGAAGTCAGAAGCAGGCGTAAGAAATATTGTTATACCTAGTGGTTGTGTCTGGATTCTCAAAAAATTAAAGTGTATGTCACCGTTTAATGAATACATTTTCTACAGAAATGGTCATAGAATAAATGGTTACATATTTCGGGAGAGACTTTACGCAGCTTGTGAAAAAACTGGATGTGTAAGAAAGTCACCACATAAAATCAGAAAAACGTACTGTTCGATTCTTCTCGATCACAGCATTGACAATCAGATGGTAATATCCCAGATGGGACATGCAGATATTAAATGCTCCGAAAATTTTTATCATCGAGATAGAAAAACGCTTGCAAAAAAACAGGAAATCATGGATAATATCCAGGAATTTTCGATGATATCAGAAACAAAATCAGTGTAAGTGTGTGCAGAGGGAACAAGAAGGGAACCAGAGGGAACACCTGAAAAAGTCTTGAAACCCTTGATTTTGCTAGGAAAAAGGCAAATTATAAACGGGTTCAATTCCCGCCAGGTCCACTAAATTTTCCTGATTTTATGCGGGTTTCCGGGATTCGGGGATCCGCGAGGGAACACCTTAGGGAACACAAACAAACATTCGATAAAAAATACATGGAGGAAACTTGTATGTGAGATCGCAGGAATGCGGTCATTTTTTTGCCTTTTTTCGGAAATTGTGTTATGTTCAAGGAAATGGAGGGCGAAATATGCAGATACACACAGCCTATGATGTAATGAAGGAGTTTCTAATAACTGATGCAGACCTTGATGGTAAGTACGAAATCCCGAAAATTCCAAAGACTTTTATTCATCCAGGGAAAGATACTGTAGACTTTTCGGAGAGCTTCAGCAGAAAGATCAAGAATCACAAGGAACTGGATGTAAATTTCTATGTGGACGATGTACAGTTTCAAAGATTATGGAATCAGCCGGACAAGTATATGGAGCATTTAAAATGTTTTCATGCAGTCATTATGCCAGATTTCAGCATATCAATTGGCAAGAATGGAATGCCGCTAGTAATGTGCCTATGGAATAAATACCGCAATCATGCATTGGCTCACTACATGATCTTGAATGATATTCCAGTAATTCCGAACGTAAACATATTACCAGAATACTGTTGGGATTGGTGTTTTGATGGACTGCCGGAGGGAAGCACAGTTGCCTGTTGCACCAATGGAAGAGTAAAGAGCAAGGCAGCACGGTTGGAATTTTGCGTTGGTTTCAAGGAGATGGAACGGAGATTGAAGCCACTGAGAGTTATCATTGTTGGAAGAATCCCGGAAGAATTGGAAACAGACACAGAGATTATAAACTTTGAAACCAGGAATCAGAAGATTAACAAGGAGGGCGTGAATGGGAACAACGACGGATAATTACCAGAGAAAGAAGAAACTTTCCAAGTCCCAAATGAAGAGGGCGGAACGATTAGAGAAATCATCCCACAGAAGATATGGAACACGGAAGAAAGAAGGATTAAATAAATTGTGAATTTTGAATCAATCAGAACTTTACGCTATAGAAATATTTGTGCAAAATTAAAATTTAAGTAGTAGCTAGAAAATGCGAGAATTTTTCCGGTTGCCACTTTTTTTCTGGATTTCCTTGATTTTTGGCTGACAAAATAATGTTGGAATTTAAGAAACATCCACAAGTTAGTTACAACTATTGAAACCTTGAACAGATGCGGTTATTTATTACCACAAAACAACCAGGGACAGCACCGGGAGCCGATACCACGCCGAACCGATGAAGCCGGGACGCTGCCGGGAACGATTGAACACCAGCAAAGCCGACCGTCAGCCGTAGCCCTGGCAGACCAGAACCAACCGGCAACAGATAATAGACCATAGCAACAAGTAACATATAACATGGCGTTAAAATACAATAATACTCTTGCAAAATAAGCCTTAAATGACTTGTAACGTATTTAGCCTATACTTTATTGACTACGATTATAAAACGTCTTAAAAAGACAAATGCGGCGTTGTACAAGCATATCACAATATAGTTGTATAGTCCTAATTGATATATAACCCGGACAGCTTCAGCAGATCACCGGGAAGCCTGGACAAGCTACGCACATAAGCGGACATAATACGCCCATTTACACGGTACGCAAATAAAGCATAGCTGCATATAGCTATACAAGACTATTATATACCCATAGCCACAGACAGTCAATAAACCATGCAAGACAATAAAAAGCGTTTTAAGGCTTATAAGTGGCTCAAAATGCAAATGCTGCATAAATCCCAATTAACAGCATTAAAAGCCATTTACGTATAAAAAAGCGCATTAATTGATTGACTTATGGTATTAACTTTGCAAGGTGCATCTGGCAGAATGCCAAAAACCGCTTGCACGCCGTGAACGTGCCGCCAGGCTGGATACCGGGAAGCGGTGAAAACTATTTGAAAATAAGGTTTTTTAACTTTTCAGCCGTAAAACTATCAAGAATATCATAAATATATGTTTTCAATAAAATTGTGTGTTCACTTAAAAAATAATCTGTAAAATTTTCGAGATCGTCACAGAATTGCTTTTGATTAATGGAATAAAATTCATCAATTAATTTGTTTTCAAGTTCTTGTGAAAATTCATCGTACAAAGAAATATTGTACTTTCCAGCAAATTGGATATATTCACTTTCACCAGTAAATAAAAAGTGCAAGATTTCTGTTTCCGGGCCTTTTTCGCAAATATCATTAATGTATTGATACAGGCTTTTATTTTCTAAAGCTTTGTTATTATCATCAAATACTTTATAATTATCAAAAAAATGCTTAATAGTTTCATTTACAACGCTTTCCCATTTTTCCATTTTTAACATTATCATATGTATTACCCCCATTTTATGTTATTATATCATACGCTAAGCCAAAAATAAACAGTACAAAAACTTGCCAGGAATCTTAAGCCCCTTATTATTTTAAAGTCATTTTTGTAACGCTCGGAAGACTGCGGAAAAATTCCCGGCGGTCGTAATCATCATTAATTTTAAATTGTTTGTCACTTGTGGGGATGATCTCGCCGCCGATAAGCTCCATACAGGAGAGTTGCAAACAGTTCTCTTTTTTTGTTGATCTGTGCAGCGCATATCGCATCACAGACTTTTTACCATCCCGACGCTTTACCGGGGACATATCCCAATAAGCTAATTTAATAACGCCACCAGCAACAGCCTTGAAGATTTCCATTGCTTCCTTTTCAGCTTTTCTGTTGATTGTATCAACTGTGGAGAAATCGCCGCTTTTTATGGCGGCGATTGTCTGTGCTTGCGTGGCTTTCTTGATTGTTACCATTTTAAAGCCCTCCATAAGTTTTATTTGTTTTGTAACATTTATTCCAAAATTCAACGACGTTTTCCGCTCCTTTTTTTGTGCTGCAAATATTTGCGGAAGTAATACCGGGGACTTGCAAGGAAAACAATAAATTGTCAGAGCTTGAAACCCGAAGAACAGAAGCAAAGTTTTTATTGTTTGTGCGTGTTGAAATTGCTATGTAATGATATTTCATGTTTAAGCCTCCATTTCTTTGTGTGCTTCGTCAAAATCTTCTTCGAGATCGTCCAGTACTTCAGAAATTGCGAGCCCTAATAAGTAACAACGGATTGTTACGTCTGCCCATTCTGCGCCCTTTTCAATAACATTTATGTTATTCTGTCCGAACTCGTCAAGAGCTTCTTCGAGCAGATCCCAGTTGTGCGCTATGCTTTCTTCTGCCTTGTAAGCATTGCAATAGTAAGAGCCGCTTGCATTGCCTGTTACGCTGTCTTCTATCCAAAGCTCATCATTTAATTTTTCTTTCAGTTCTTCCAGGCTGTCAAAGTCTGTGAAATTAATTTCATTATCAATATAATTTTTAATGTCTTCTTTTACTGCTTCCAGATAATTGTATTTTGTCATTGTTTTTTACCTTTACCCCTGTTATAATGGGGTTGCCTTTCTTTTTAGTTTGGTGCCCGGGATTAGTTGGAAGCTTGCCCGGGCTTTTTTATTTTCTGGGAACTAGAGTTTTTCAATTAATCAGTCCGTTTCCCTTATGTCCTCATTGTGTTGAGTGGTTCGGGTGGTTCCGGTTGTTTGTCTCTTGTGTTCCTTTGTTGATATTATAATACCACTAATAATAGTGTATGTCAACACTAAATTTAGTGGTTTTTTAAAATATTTTATATTGCTTTTTGGTGCTAATCCTATTATAATAATGATATAATTATTTGGGAGGTCACAAGATGTTTAAATATAAAATAGATGTTATGAAATCATTATCAGATCACGGCTTTACATCTTCCAGAATGAGAAAAGAAAAGATTCTGAGTGAGGCAACAATGCAGAATTTAAGAAAAGGCAAAGGAATAACAACAGACACATTAAACACAATATGTATTATATTAAGATGTCAGCCGTCAGATGTTCTGGAGATAGTACCAACAGACGAAGAAAAAATAAAATACTTTTAACACTAAATACAGTGTTGTTTATAGCAAAAATAAAGCCCTAGGAAATTAATCCAGGGGCTTTTAATATGCTTATTTGTGGCGGCTATGGACAGAGTACAGACCGCCGCCGAGCCTGTTAATATTTTAATAACACAGTTTTTCACAAATTGTCAAGAAAAATATTTTCAAAATACCGCTTGACATTCAAAAGAAATTTATTTAAGCTGTTAAATAACGACGGTCGCGGGAACTCAGGAAGGGCAGGGCTGACAGTATAGAAAAACCGTTAATTTAATAATTTGCCTAATAAGCCAGATCACGCCGGGAAAGCTCCTGGAAGGTCTGGCTTTTGCTATTTAAAACTGCTAAAATAAGCCGCCCTATATAATATATATTATAATATAATACCTGCCCTTCCTAGATTCCTAAGACCAGAGTTTATTAAAAGATATGCTATACAGTACCGTATAATAATATATATAATATAAATATAAATAAAGATTATAATATAATACCCCAATTATTATTTATTAATTAGTGACAAAATAGATGGTTTTATTTTATGCAAAATTAAATTTGACAAGATATTAAAAACTGTGTTAAGGTATCAGCAACAAAGAAAACAGAATATTTTATTTAAGTTTTAAGTTTTAGAGAATGTACCCGAACACCCGGAAATTTTCCGGGAATAAGCTTTACCTGGTGACATTCTCTTTTTTTATTTACAAATTAACGTGTTAAAGTGAGGTGAGACATGATGAGATCAACAGAGGATATTCTAGAAAATTTTGAGGAAGAAACAGAAAGTTATTTATTGGCTTTTTGCAATAGATACAAGATTGATGATTTATCAAAAACGCCGCAGAACACTTTTGAAGCTGCCATGTCTTACGCTGGAGATCACATATTTTTAAAGCCAGATAATGTGACTTTAAAATATAACAGAAAAACTATTATAGATTCTGATAATGCACCACTTATTGATTATATTTTAGACAGATACGAACAAATTTGTAAAACATATAACAAAGAGGTTAATATACAAGGTTTTAGTAGATATATAAAAATAAGTGAACAGACTATGTATAATTGGTTAAATGGTGATTATAAATCAAAGATATATATAGATATAGACGGTAATGTAATAAAAGATATACAGGAATGGAAGTTAAACAATAGGGGTGAATACAGGGAGATTGCAAGCACTGCACACCTTGACTTAGTGAAAAAAATTAGATTAATGGATGAACATTCTCTATCTAACATCGGAATTAGTGACAGGAATAATACAGGCGTTGCAATGAAGCTTAACACCCAATATGGATGGAATGCTCCAAACGGAAGAAGCGCAGACGAGAACAGCGGAAAGCCAAGGCGAACCGCCGCCGAGATCGCGGAGAAACACAAAGCGGTGCTGGAACTTCCAGAGATGGAAAAGCCGGAGCTTTAAAGTCTGGAAGAGTACAGAATCGGTAAAAATGTACATGATGGACGGACAAAAGGCAGTAAACGCATGGAATCATACAATATGCACAATAATGACGATTATATTTGTGCATTATGTATAGAAAAATAAATAGATCTATAAGACAAATCTGTGTTTGTCGTATAGATAAAATATTAAAGACATTGACATTCCCTTGACCACTGCCGAAGGCATCCGATAGACAGCGACCAGGCAAGGGCAGCGGGTCCCATGGGGCGGCGGGCTGACTTGCCAGCGTCCGCACTGGATGACCGGGGAGGGGGTATATATAAAACCCTAGTCAGCGGTAGTCACCACCAAAACCTCCCGAAAAAACAAAAAAGCTCTCCTTAACATGGCAGGGATAGTGATTGCAACACGAAAGCAGTAAGCCTTAACTGTTTCTCTGCCAACACTAAATAAGGCAGTACCAAGAAAGGCAGGTATAAAACATGAAGATAGGATACGCAAGAGAATCTGGATTATGGTTCCCGTTGGAAGCAAAGAAAAAGATACTTTTGAACGAAGAAATTGACTCGTTTATTTTCGATTTGGCAGATGAAAATAATAATTTTAGACTTCTTTGTGAAAACATGAAAAAGGGTGATTCATTAATTATTTGCGGAGTTGATGATATTGGAAATACCAAGAATGAAATCGAAGAAATATGGAGACGGCTTTGTGATTTGGATATTGAAATCTATGTACTCACAGCTCCGACGTTGTTTTACAGTGAAAGCATGACACTAGAACAATCGTTTATAAGAGATGTGACACGTAGCGTACTTGCTTCTCAGGTCGAAATTGCTAATCAGAAATTAAAAGCAATAAACGATTTGTGATAACTGATAACATTCGCAGAAAGGTAGGCACAAGATGGAAAAAATAGTAAGCAATGACGGATACCTTCGGTCAAGGTTGATGGATGTAACACAACAGCTTTTGAATATTTGTAACGAAACCGGAAATTCAAATATTCAACTCATGACATCATCTTGGGAGAATGGGAAAGGTATTACGCTTCTGGCTAAAGCCGATGAGAAACCGATTCTTTCCGTAAAGATGGATACTGCCTATGAAAAAGCATAACCCGCAATCCGAATCCATCCGCATCCGATTTTCCGAAAAACAGAAAAAAAGGCTCCTGGAAGAGAAGAACCGAACAGACAGGAGCGTATCGGATATTGTAAGACAGGCGGTTGATGAATATTTCTGGAGGAAAAGACGTGCTTAAATTTTTCTTAAAAAATAAAAAAAGGTGTTTCGGAAACAAACCAAGCATATGAAAATGTTGGACAGGAATCCCCGGCAATTCGGAAACTGGTGAAGCCAATTCACGCAAAAGCAATATTAGCTGATGGCAGATTGTATGATACTCAAACCGCCACATATGTTTGTGAATATGGGAATCTTTCTTTGTTTGTTACAAAGAACGGTAGATGGTTTGGCGCAAAATCAAAATCTGAATTAACTGGTTATAGTGTTGATGAAAACGGAGACAGAACCGCCGAGTACAGAGTGATGTATTATGACTTGGAATGTATTGATAAAATTTTTGTGATGCAGCATCTGTGGTATTGCAGCCATAAGCTTTACAAGAAATATTTCGGGGAGGCGGAAGAGGGATGAATTGTTTTTTATACATCATTGGGAATGATGTTCGTAAATGTGAAAAAGAAGAAGATATTCCAAGAGAAGCTATTAGAACACTTAAAGTACAAAACGGAGAAATATTTTCAAAGGAAAACGGAGAATGGAAAAAGTTATCCATGCTATACGTACCAATAAGTGATAATAAGGATAGTTTTCCAGAATCTCCCATTGATACAGCGTCCATGATTATCAATGCCACAGTAACTTGCGAACTACCAAATGAAGGTATTCCACTTTCCCCACTATTGAAACAAAAAACATGGGAAATTCCAAAATACAACATTCTACAGTTGGAAGAGATTGCGAAACACCTTCTTCTCTACTGTGAAACTAAAAGAAAGGGGTACGAAGATGCCGATAGTGAAGATCACAAACCCCAACCCCTATGATTGGCGTGGAACAAAATGTTTTATTGATGGAAATAAAGTTCCGAATGTACGCTCAGTTGATTTCCACACCGCAGTAGATGAAATTCCAGTATTTGAGTTTGAAATGATGGCTGTTCCAGACATTGAAATGGAGTGCCTAGCACAAATTAGTGTCACTTCTCAATCAATTACTGATGCAATTTGTGTTTTAAGGCACGAATTACTACAACATGGAGAGATTTACAATGGTTTCAAATCAAGCCTAAAATCGGCTTTAGAATCCTACAATTACTGTGGAATGCCATTTGAGCCAGAGGAAGAGATTGCAGAAAAAATTCTGGACTTCTTAATCGGGGAGGAAAAAGACAATGAATGCACTTAATGTAATTGGAACAGCTGTAAATCTTGCATTTTTTGTTCTGGTTCTAGCTGGCACTTTAGCAATACTGAACGAAGAAGGAAAGACAAGCGTAATACAGATTTTATTCTGTATTTGTTTAGAAATATGTTTTGCACTGAATATTTTCTTAATTTGCACGAGGTGACAAATGTATTTACCGATTCCAATTGGAATTATCCCGATCGAGTTAATCGAAAGGGTTAAATTCATAAAAGCGCAGCTTCGACTTAATCCATGTAGGCTCGGGAAAGCCTATGAAAGTGATAAGTCGAGGCATCCAGAGTAGCGGAAACTCTTATTTTATATACTTGTTTAGCTTAATATCACGACTTCCCCGGTTTTAATGGTGCGCCGGGGTTGATGGGCTATCGCCAAACGGTTAAGGCACAGCACTTTGACTGCTGCATTTGCTGGTTCGAATCCAGTTAGCCCAGTTTGCGGTTTCGCTAATGCCGCAAGTTCATTTTATAACACTCTTTTCTGAAATCTAAAAGTGTTTCAGAAAACCTTTGTTGCGGTTGGTGGTCAAGAACTGCAACAGTGCCAGAAATAAATCTATGGCGGGCTTATTTCTGGTATCTCAGGAAGCTTAGTTCAGCGGTAAGAGCAACGGCCTCATAAGCCGTAAGTCCTGGGTTCGAATCCCAGAGCTTCCATTTCTTCTAAATGCCATTCATCCGTAATATGGGTGGAAAAAACTTCCAGTTGAGCGTGTGGATTAGATAAATTTAGGTGCGATACGGCGTAGCCTAAATGGATCTGATTTCCCGGCTGGTATATCTCGGAGTTAAAAATATTAACGCAGCGCACGTTAATAAAAGGAGTTTTCAAGAGATGCCGTTCTAAGACGCATAAAAATATCCAGTGAATCTACAGCACTAAAACTTGCAGATAGTGGAAAGCATAACACGATAAACCTATTGCTAACCCGGTTCTTCCGGGTTCTGGGAGAATATACCGTAGTGGTAGCGGGACTGGCTGTAAACCAGTTGCTTAACGGCTCGGGTGGTTCGACTCCATCTTCTCCCATTAATAAAATTTAGGAGGGAATATGACAGGTAGCGAATATCAGAAATTAGCAATGAGAAAAAATGATGGTAAATGTAGCGAAAGGCTTTACAAGAAACTGTTCACTAGGAAAGCTGAGGATTTTCATATAACAAAAGACTTAAATGATATGGGTAGCGTTCTGAATGGTTGCTTAGGTTTAGCCGGAGAAACAGGAGAAGTTCTGGACATGGTTAAGAAATGGGTATTCCATGAAAAAGAACTGGACAAAGAACATTTAAAGAAAGAAATCGGAGATGTAATGTGGTATGTGGCTATGTTATGTGAGAGCTTCGGATTTGATCTTGATGAGATCTTGCAGATGAACATAGATAAGCTCATGGCAAGATACCCAGAAGGATTTGATACCGATAAAGCGAATAACAGAAAACCAGAAGATGTTTAGTTTAAATGTGAAAATTAACTCAGTTTCTAAACTGTCCGTGACAGGCGGTGATATGAAACATAGCTCAGTGGTAGAGCAATGATACTCAATATCATGTGACACAGGTTCGATTCCTGTTGTTTCTATCTGGCAAATTGCCATTGCCAGAAGTTGCATTTTCCCCCTAAAGTTCCAGTGTTTCTCGTTGGGAGATTCATGCCGTTCAAGTCGGCACACTGGATTTTTTTAACAAGAGGTGTTTATGGAAGAAAAATGTTGCAAGAATTGTAGAAAACATGATAACTTCACATGTGTTTGCTTCAATGGTGATAGTGAGCATTGTGCAGACTTTACGGGATCAGAGTTTTGTTGCGAGTTTTGGTAGGGAAAAGAAGATGGAAAACAAGATGGAAAACAAGGAGGCATAGTACCGATGAGCGAACTTTCTGAACTTATAAATAGAGGTGGTTTAATCGATGATTTTAAGATAGAAAAATCCAAAGATGAACCACCTACACAACCAATAAAGTTAGCTGATTGGCTGATTGACAGAGGATTGAAAGATGGGATTCGTCTGTATGGGAAAAATGATCTTAGAAAAATTGCAAATTACTTATTGATTTACTGTGGTGATGAAAATGATTGAAGTATGCGGTAAAGAAATAAAAGACGAATGTTCAAACTGCGGAAATATTCTTGAATGTGAGTTATTCCGACAGGGACATGGAATAAAACAGGAACGCGAGAATGTAGCAAAGATGATTGAATGCCAAATGAAGCATAGGGAGGAAAGAGAGAAATGATTAAAAAACTTTCTAATTTTTGGCTCAAAAGAAAAACGGACAATCTTACAAAAATTCCTTTATTCATTATGATGTTCAATTGGAGAAAGTTTCAGAAAGATGGGAAAGATGGAAGCTGCTTGTTATATGCGCTTCACCCAGATATTGCAAAGGATGTATTTTTGAGAGAAAAGTTGCAAGAGTGCGTAGATTATATCCGTGACAACTACGATATGGAAACATTTACTAAGATTTGAGGAGAATGCCATGAGAATTGAAGATTTAAAGAATTTGACTGTAGATCAGCTAAAAAATGAAGTTGTTCGGTTATCTGATGAATGCGAGAAGAAACAGCATGAAATTCTTGATTTAAAAGAGAAGTTAGATATAGCAACAAAAAAGATGTGGTGCGATGAGCTAATTAGCAGAATGCCTATTGAAGAAAAATCCAAACCCACTACTAAATGGTATGATGAACGACACCAGTCCGACTGTATCACAATCAATCAGCTTTATACAACAATAGATGTTATAGTTGACCGATACGCTAATTTAAGGAAAAACAAAGGAATGTGCTGATATGGGCGAGAAAGACGAATTAAAGCATTTCTTTACATGTAATGGTGAAGTGATTGAAGAAATAGCAGGGATTTCAATTTCGGATGGTACTGTTATCGAAGGCGGTATTCTTCACAGAAATGAGGACGGCACACTTTGTAGCATAGGCAAGCCAGTAAGTATTGAACTTGAATGTAAATTAAGTGATGAACTATTTTGGACACTAGTTGCCCCAAATCGAATAAACCAGAACAATTTCCGTAAAATACATGGGATTCCGAAGCGGAGGAAAATTAATGGATCAAGAAAAAATAAGCATTGAAGAAGCCATGAAAATTGGTTTTGGGAAAATACCAAATAACTGCTTAAAAATGAATAAAAAGCCAAAATTTAGACAAATTGCTGGAAGAAAAGGGAAACGGAAATTTGATAATGTTTTTAAATCTGTTGTTCGGCGAATGATAAAAAGGGCAGCAAAAGAGGGAAGACCAATAAAGCATAAAAGAAATAGAAAGGTAAATAAATGAGTATTAAGTCAGCATTGGAATCCGAAGGGATAGATTTTTCTGAATACATGAACCCACCAGAACCGTGGAATGGGCAGGCATTGATACGGAATATTAATGGAGCGAAATACGCTTGTTGTCCTTTTTGCCAAAAGAAAGCACTTCTGATTAGCCCAAACACGAAGATTCAGCATCTTAAATTGAAATGCAAGGGCAGTAATTGCAAGAAAGAATTTGAGGTGAATGTATGATATGGAACGAAGAAATATCCTTTGATGGATTCCAAAAGAAGATTGATGAGTGGTACAAGGATAAAGACTTTGAACTGTGCGACCCACCTGTCAGTGCTCAGTTTGCTTTAGACTTGATCTTCAAGACATTAGTAGATGATAGAGAAGATTATCCATATCTCACAACTATGTCAGAAAACGTAGAACAGACAAATAGCATTATGCTCGATTTAATTCTTCGTAAATACAGTCGCAAATACAGAAAATACTTGAAATCAAAAAGAAAGATGGTGAGCAAATGAAAAAGATACCAACATTATTTGAGCGAGAATTCAAAGACCACAAGGTTGTAAAGGTTCTTCCAAAAGTGCATCCAGGTATGGAATGGGTACTTGAAGGAGAAGGAATTGCAACAGTTAAATATGATGGTTCTTGCTGTGCAGTAATTGACGGAAAATATTATAAACGATACGACTGTAAGAAAGGTAAAATACCACCAGAGGGATTTATTCCTTGTTGTGAACCAGATTCCATTACAGGTCATTGGCCGGGATGGGTAAAGATTGATGAGAATAATCCGGCTGATAAGTGGTTTATTACGGCATATGAAATGACGGTAATGCTTGAAAACTATGGGATGAAATTATCAGATGGCACATATGAAGCAGTTGGTAGATGCTTTCAAAATAATCCATACAATTTCACATCCAATAAATTAATCAAGCATGGCAAAGAAATCGTTGAAGTCGAACGAACATTTGATGGAATCAAGAAATATCTTTCCGAACACAAGATAGAGGGATTAGTTTTCTGGAAGGACGGAAGTCCACAATGCAAAATCAAACGTTCAGATTTTGGCTTTGAATGGCCAGTCAAGAAAGCGTGACCAAATGAACAAAATCAGAAAAATATTTTGGATAATTGCGAATTTCATAATATTCAAATGGGTAGCAGATTATTTGATAGCCACAATTCAAATGATGATTGAAAATCATTGGGGATTTTCTGCAGTACCATTACTGTTTATGGCAGTATTCGCAGAGTGGAAAGTAATTGAAAATATTTTTACGGAATTAAAAAGGTGATTTTATCAAGAAAGTATATGTATGACAAAACAAGAAGCGGTAGTAGTTGAAACCTACACAGGAATTTGTATGCTTACAGGGGATGACTGAAGACTTGCATACGAATACGCAGAAAAACTTTTAGGTCATCCGATATATACACATGAATTCCCGAAGTATGCTGATAAGTTGAAAGAACTTAGCAAGCCAGATTTTATTGAAATTTGTAGAAAGTTAGGTGATTGAATGAATCCAGTATTTATATTTCTAGTGATATGTGGAGCGGCAGTAGTATGGTTTCTGCTTTACAAATTATTTCAACCACTAGGTAAATTATTGAACCACATTGGCAGAAATGCTATTGATGAGTTAAATAAAGATGAAAGTCAAAAAAAGGAGGATAATAAATGAAAAAAGGACTTTTAGGCGGAATTGGATTAGCTGTTGTTATTGTAGCAGGACTTATCTGTATTGCAAAATGCACAGTAAGAGTTCCAGCAGGATATATCGCAGTTGAGTATAAAATGAATGGTGGTATTTCAAAAAATGTACTTACACAGGGATGGCATGTGATTTCACCAACAGTAAAAACTTCACTGTATTCCGTTGGAATCGAGCAGTCTTATCTTACATCTGAGGATAAGGGCGATTCTCCAAAAGATGAAAGTTTCAAGACACCAACGGCAGATGGAAAATCGCTTCAAGTCGACCTTGAATTTTCTTATAAATTCGATCAGAGCAGAGTAACTGATGTATTTACTCAGTTCAAAGGACAATCCGGTGAATCCGTGAAGAATACCTTTATTAAACCAAAGATGAAAGCATGGACGCAGGAAGTAACTGCGAAGTATCCAGTAACAGATGTTTTTGGTGATAAACGCCAGGAACTGAATGAAGCACTTGACGAATATCTTAAGCAGAAGTTTGAGCCATACGGAATTATTATTGATACAGTAAACTTTACTTCCATTTCCACTGATGATGAAACACAGGCTGCAATCCAAAAGAAGGTAAATGCACAGCAAGAATTAGAACTTGCTAACATTGAAGCTAAAACAGCCAAAGTACAAGCTGATAAAGATAAAGAAGTTGCACTGATTGCTGCTGAACAGGAAAAGGAGAAAGCATCTATCCAAGCGGAACAGGCCAAAATTGATGCAGAAGGTAAAGCTGAAGCTATTAAGATTAAAGCAGAAGCTGAAGCAGAAGCAAATAGAAAAATCGCAGAATCTCTTACTCCCGAACTGATTGAAAAACAGAAAATTGATAAATGGAATGGTGAAGTACCAAAAATTCAAGGAAGTAATACTTCTACCATCGTAGATACAAGAGATATGACAGCTGATGAGAATGCTAAATAATAAATAAAACAGTCAAGAGAGCCACATGAGAGCCAGACTAAATCCTAAAAAGAAAGGAGGTCTGGCTCTATTTTTATGGGAAAAATTACAGAAGGTTCGCTTGAATGGTATCGGACAGTCCTAAATCAGATTATCAGTAGCGACATGACAATCTATCAAAATCAAAAAGATTGCCTTGATTTGCTCTTAAATATGAATATTGACCTTCCTTTCGACAAGAACCAAGAAGCAAGGAAAATGGCTATGAAAGTAAGTCAATACTCACATAACATAGCAGAGAAGTGTGCTGCATTAACTGGTAGTGGTGACTTTGATGATATCTACTGGCAGTATTTGTTACTAGAAGCACCACATTTATTTGAAAGTTACTTGCTTTATATGGAAAAAAATAGACCGGACAGCAAGAAATTTTATATTCCACGAAAAAAAACACTGCATGTGGTAGCCAAAGACCTACAAGATTTGGAAGAAAGAAAGATAGAGTTTTACGGTTTATCACTTCCAAGCCGTGTTGGAAAATCCACTATGTGTATTTTCTTTATGTCATGGATAATGGGAAAAAGACCGAATAGTCATAGCGCCATGGGTGGTCATTCTGGAAAACTGGCAAAAGGATTTTACGGAGAACTTCTTAACCTCATTAATACACAGGAATACAACTACAGTGAAATTTTTCCGCAATCGAAACTTCAAAAACAGAGTGCTGATGATTTTGAAATAAACCTGGACAAACCAGACCGATTTGCAACAATGACTTGCCGTGGTATTGAAGGTACTTGGACAGGTGCCGTTGACATTTCTTCCGATGGTTATTTGTACGTGGATGACCTTGTAAGAGATAGGCAACATTCATTAAGCCCTACCCGATTGGAAAATACATATCAAGAATATCTGAACAAGATGGTTGACCGTAAGATTGATGGTGCAAGGGAGCTTATGGTTGGAACTAGATGGAATTTATATGATCCTCTTGGGAAAATTGAGAAGCTAAATCGGGATAATCCAATGTATCGGTTTAGAAAAATTCCAGCTTTGAATGATGAGGGTAAATCGAATTTCGATTATGAGTATGGCGTTGGATTTTCAACAAAATATTATGTCGATATGAAAGCTAGGCTAGATGCTAACGAATGGGAAGCCAAATATCAGCAAAAGCCCTTCTTGCGTGAAGGAATTGTGTTTGCAGCTGACGAATTGAGATATTATAACGGCGTTCTTCCAGAAGGTGGATTTGTTAAAAATGTTTCTGCCTGTGATGTTGCGTGGGGTGGTGGTGATAGCTTATCAATGCCAGTGGGTGCAGAATACGAAAATGGAGATGTATATATTTATGATTGGATTTTCAGCACAGCACCAAAAGAAGGAACATTGCCATTAGTTGTTGGAAGAATCATGGGAAATAATATTCAATCCATTAATTTTGAAGCAAATAATGGTGGAGATATGTATGCCTATTATGTAAACGAACGCTTGAAAGAACATAAATACGCTTGCAGCACGACAAGTACAAAAGCACCTTCAAAACAAGCAAAAAAAGAAAAAATAAATCAATATTCCGGGGATGTTAAGCAAAATTTTATATTTTTGGCTCCGAAATATCAAGATAAACAGTATCAAAAGGCTATGGATGAATTAACGACCTTTGTATATATTGGCGATAATGAGCATGATGACGCCGCAGATGGAGTTACACAGCTTGCAATAACACTTGCTGGAAAAAGATTTGCAGAAGTAAAAGCAACCAAAAATTTTATGTGGGGAAGGAGATAGAATATGATGACTGCAACTCAATATTTACGACAGATTGAAAATTATGATAACAGAATCAAAAACAAGCTTATCGAAGAAGAACAGCTCAGTTCTCTTTCCACAAGTGTATCTGCAATCCCTGTTGGAGAAAAGGTACAAACTTCTGTAAAACGTGATCCGATGGGAGATATGGTTGCAAAGATATTTGATCTGCGAGAAGAGATTTCAAAAATGATATCCGAATTTTTACAAAAAAAACAGGAAATAGTCCGAACCATAGAACAGGTTGAAGACCCGTTGCTATACAACATACTATTTAAGCATTATGTTGAGTACAAATCATTGGTTCGTATTGCAGATGAGATGGGTTATTCAGAGATTCACATTAAAAAAAAGCATTTAAAAGCCATAGCAGAAATAAAAAAGATAAAAGGTTTTGAAAGATGATACCAAAATATACTGAATGATACCTTCAATATGTGTAAAATATAAAGTAGAGCATTGGATTAAAATATCCAGTGCTTTTTATTTTACAGAAAGGATGGTTCGGCTCGTGAGAAATACAATGAATTTTGTAGATTTATGCCGAGGTGAGTTCGGGCGAAAAGTAGCCTACACAGGCGTTGACCGAATCACTCCACAAAATGTAGTAAAAGTAGTATCAGATACAATTGGCATACATAATAGAAACCGAACATTGATTGATTATCTGTATCGGTACATGAAAGGCGATCAGCCGATATTGTATCGAAATAAAATAGTACGTCCAGAAGTTAATAACAGAGTGGTTGAAAATCACGCATTTGAAACTGTAAAATTTAAAGCTGGACAGATTTGTGGAGAGCCAATCCAATATGTATGCAAAAAGAAAAATGCGGATGAAAAAATAAATGAGCAAGTTGACCTTCTGAATGACTATTTGGACGAAGCCAATGCAGATGCAAGAAACATCCAAAGGGCAATATATCAGAGTGCAACAGGAACTTCCTATAAGGCTATTCTGAAAGAAGAGGACTGGACAAAAAACGGAGATTTACCACCGTTTAGAATCTTTATTCCATATCCTGGTGATTGTTACATTGTATACTCACAGAGAAATGGGAAACCAATGCTTTCCGTGCAGATTTTAAAAGATGAAGATGAACAGCAATATTATTTATGTTATTCAAAGAACCAGTTTTTTGAAATCAAGAATGGAAAAGTGACTAACTACGGCATCAACGGTTTTGGAGGGATTCCTATTGTTGAATGTCCAAACAATCATGACAGGCTTTCGGACGTTGAAATTGCAATCACATTATTTGATGCAATTAACAAATACCAGTCTGATAGATTAAATGGCGTTGAACAGTTTGTGCAAGCCTTTATGAAGTTCAAGAACTGCGAGGTAGATGAAAACGAGTTTTTGAAAATGGTAAAACTTGGTGCCATCTCTGTTAAAGATACTGGAAATGGCTGTCAGTCGGATGTTGAACTGATGACCGCTGAATTGAATCAATCAGAGAGCCAGGTTGCAAAGGATGATATCTACAATAATATGCTGATTGTGGAAGCAATGCCAAACCGACAAAGCAATAGCGGAGGAGATACAGGAAATGCTGTATACCTTCGTAATGGATGGGACTTCGCAGAAAGAGATGCAAAATTGGTAGAAGCATTCACCAAGGAAGCTGAAAAGGAATCTGCCAGAATCATTCTGAATATTATTCGCGGCACATCAAATGATGTTAATATCTCAACGCGAGATTTCGATGTAAAGATAACCAGAAACCCGACAGACAATATGCTTGTAAAAGCACAGGCACTTGATTATCTGTTCAAAAATAAAATTCATCCGCTTATTGCACTGATTACTTGCGGTTTATTTAGTGATCCGCAGAAAGTCTACGAAATGAGTTTACCGTATCTGGGAACTATTTACCCGGAACTGGCAGACCCGGAAGCGGAAATGCAGAAAGCACAGCAATTACTTGACGGAAAGTTTCAAAATCCGTCCAAAACAGAACCAATGGCAAATTCTCCATCTAACGAAGAATGAACCAAATTTCGATTATTTAAGGAGTTTTAGAGAAATCTAAGGCTTCTTTTTTAATACCCAAAATCAAATAAATTGCAACAGCCCGTGAGCGTAAATCGGGTACAGACCATGTGCGGAGCGAACCGTGTTGAAAAAGCGTATTGGACTGGAAGAAAGGAGATTTCAATGACAAGAGAACAGGCAAAACAGGCACTTATCGGTATGGGAGTTGCAGAACCTTCCGAGGAACAGGTTTCTAAGCTTCTTGATTCTATTTCTGCTGAAACTAAGAAAGAGAAAGACAAAAATGTTTCTCTGAAGGAAAAAGCTGAAAAAGCAGATTCCCTGGAAAAAGAGTTGGAAGAGTTGAAAAAGCAGAACATGACCGAAGCAGAACGGCTAGAAGCTGAACGCAAGAAAGAAAAGGAAGCAGTGGATAAGGAGTTAGCTGATTTGAAAGCTGCGCTTGCAGAATCCAACAAAAAAGCCCTTACCAGTGAAATTACTTCTATGTTCGCAAATGCAGGACTTTCAACCGAAACATACGCGAGTGCTATTAAAGCATACGCATCTGCACCGTATGAGAAACCAGAAGATGCAATGAAAGAAGTCGAAACTTTTGTTAAGGGAGTTTCCGAAGCAAATAAAATAGCACTTGATACCGCAAAAGCAGCTTGGGAGAAGGAAACATTGGAAAACACTCCGAATCCGGGCGGCGGTAGTGGTAGCAAACAGGAAAAAACTAGTAAAGCGTCTGAGTACGCTAAACAGTATTCAGCACGTATGAACCCAGAAGTAAAACCGGCTGATGATAATGCACCAGCTAATTTCTAAGAAAAGGAGATTTTAAAACATGGCTTTCATGAAAATTAAGCAGTACGAATCTACCCCGAATATTCTTGAATCTGAGGTAGGACTTGTACTCAAAACTTACACAGCAGATCAGACAAATGCAGTTGCAGTTAATGACAGAAAAATTATTAAGGCAGGTTCCGTATACCCAACAAACGCAACCGGCGCAAAAGGTCTTGTGTTTGAAGATGTGGATATGACAGACGATGAGAAGCGTCCAATTTCCGTTATTGTTGCCGGACGTGTCCTAGAAGACCGACTTCCCGCAACTGTTGACACAACTGCAAAAACTGAATTACAGGCACTTGGAATTGTGTTTGTAGAAGAAACCGAAGTTGTATTTTAAGGAGGATAATAAGCAATGGCATACAATGTATTAGAAGCAATCAGCGAGGAAGAAAGACTTAATTTCTCCCAGAATTTCTCTGTTAAAAGACCTGGAATCCTTGATACCATTTTCCCGGATGTAAAAACAGATTACTGGAAGGCTGAATACTACAGACTTATGAGCGGACAGCGGCTTCCGGAAATCGCATTTGTACACGCCCTTGACACCGAAGCGGAAATCGGTTCCAGACCTGGTTTTGAAAAGGTGTTGACCGAGAAACTTCTCATTAAAAGGAAGCTCAATCAGTCCGAGAGCTTACAACAGGCTATCGAGAACGGTGTACCAGATAATGAGGAACTTACAGACTTTGTATTCGATGACGCGACAAACCTTTTTGAGGCCGTCCTTGCCAGAACCAAAGTTATGAAAGGACAGGCACTGTCTACTGGAAAACTTGTTATCAAAGAAAACAAAGTGGACATGACTATTGATTTTGGAGTTCCGTCTGAATTAAAAATTACCATTACAGACTGGTCTAAACCAGATTCTGATATTATGGGTGATATTCAGAAAATGGTTCAGCTTGCAGAAGATGGCGGCTATGTTGTCAATAAGGCAATTACCTCTCTTAAAATGATTAACAACATGAGAAACAACACCGGAATGCAGACCGCAGTTCTTGGCGCAGCAAACAAACGTCTTCTGACGAAACAGGAGCTTGCAAACCTTCTCATGCAGGAGTACGGAATTACAATTGATCGCTGTGACGAAAAATTCCGTTACAGAAGCAAAGGCATTGTTAAAACAGGTAGATATTTCAAAGAAGATGTATTTACCCTGTATGAATCTAACCAGGATGGCTCTTTTGGTACTGGACTTTGGGGCGCAACACCAGAGGAAAAAGAGTACCGTCAGTTCATTCAGCAGCAAAACCGTTCCTTTATTACCATGTCCATGTGGGCTACGCCAGATCCAGTTGCAGTATGGACGAAAGCTTCTGGAATGTTCATCCCGGTTGTACCGAAAGCAAACGGCGGTATCGTGATCGGTACCAAAGCGGGGGAATAACCGGGCATAGTCTCGATGAAAACAGCCAGTCACCATCTGTAGCAAGTGTGAATGATACATCAACACACAAGTATACAGAAAGCGAGTTGTCTAATATGACTGTATCACAGTTAAGACAACTTGCAAGTGATAACGGCTATGCCCTAGCAGCAACTAATAAGGCTGGAATAATATCAGAGATTTTATCTCAGCAAAGGTAGGTGATTAAATGGACGAACAGCTTATAGAGGACTTGACAAATTATCTTGAAGATGATTCAGAAACTGCGAGGATGATTCCTCTTTCGGCAAAGAGGGCTATTCGTTCATTTAAGAAGAAAAGGAATTATCCTTCATCTTACAGTGATGAGAAAATAAATTCCGATATGGAAAACTGCTATGATTGCATATTTGATTTGGCTCTTTTCTTTCTGGTGAAACAGGGAGCTGAATTTCAAGGATCGCATTCCGAATCTTCTGTAAACAGAAATTGGAATTCTGAAGCTGAAATATATGTGAATCATGGTGTTTTTCCATTTATCGGATTCTAAGATGGTGTGTGCGTGATACGTCAATCCTCCCACGTATCGCAGGGGTGCTTCAAATTAGGTGGGTAGAAGCAATATCTTAAAAAATGGGAGTGATGGAAAGGAATAGCGATGGGATGTGAACACGAGTGTATCAACGAACACCGCTTGAAAGAATTGGAAAGTGCCGTCCATGAGATGAAAGAAAAGCATTCCAAAAGGGATGGAGTTTTTTTTGAACGTATCAATGCGCTGGAACAGAAAATTGCTTTATACAACAATGACCTGGGACACATTAAGGATACAGTTGACGAAATGAACGACAATTTAAAATCACTCATGGAAAAGCCAGGAAAGTTACAGGACAAAATAATTGCTTATGTCATAACTGGCATAATTGGTATTGTTTTAGGCTTTGCCCTAAAAGGCATTTTCCCGGTGTAAATATTGATTCCACTACAGGGAGGACAGTGGAATGGATGATTATAAAGACTTTTCAGAAGATGAAAGAATCTTCTATTTGCGTGAAGCTGGATTTGATTCCAGAGAAAAAGAGTTATTCAGATTGCGTGTTTACGAAGAAAAAACACTTGCAGAAGCTTCAGAAATCATGGGCTACAGCACAAGAACAGTAGACCGCATAAACAGAAAATTAAAGAAGAAAATTATGAAAGTCGCCCCGATGTATTGTCGGGGCTTTTCTTTGTATTCATAAAACGTGGCGTATTTATGGCGTTATCGTGGCGTGTTAATCAACCTCTTATTATTGTAAAATATAGTTATAAAAACAAGGGAGGTTTGAGATATGCAGTATGGTAATCCGTATTTTGCGCAACCATTTCAACAAATACAGCCGTATCAAGATAGATTAGCACAATTGCAGAATAGTTATCAGCAGGCAATGCCATACGGACAGGCACAAATTCAACAACCAATGCCACAAGTACCACAAATTCCCATGTTACAAGGGCAGATGGTAGATGGCATTGATACTGTAAAGGCAAAAGACGTAGATATGTCTGGAAACCCTGTTTATTATCCAAAAACAGATGGAACAGAAATATATAGAAAACAATTACAGGCAGATGGAAGAAGTAGAATTTTTGTTTACCGACTTATAAATCCGGAAGAACAACAGCAACCAAAGGCAGAAGAAAAACCGATTGACATAGAAGCTATGTTTAATCAGCTTCGAAACGATGTTTGTTCTGAGATTTCCGAAATAAAGAGTATGTTTCCGACACAAATGTCGGGAACACCGGAACCCAAGCAGAATGGAGGTAAACAGAGATGATGAATCCAATGCAACTTATGCAGATGATACGTGGTGGAGGGAATCCTCAACAAGCCATAATCAATATGATGAAACAACAGTCTGGAAATAATCCTGTAATTGACAATGCAATTAACATGATGGAAAAAGGTGATAATGCAGGAATTGAAAAACTTGCAAGAAATCTTTGCCAAGAAAAAGGGATTAATCCTGATGATATGTTATCGCAGGTTAAGAATCAGTTTGGAATAAAATAAATTCGCTACAATAATTAAAAGAGCCGCGGTCTTTTGATTTTGTATAAATTACAAAAATCAATAAGGAGGTAATCGCTATGATGAATGGTGGATTATCAGCAAGCGATGTCGCTGTATTAAGCGGCTCTAATAACCGTGCAGATGAAGGCTATGGCTTTGGCGGTGGCTGGGCATGGTGGATTATAATATTGCTTATCTTTGGCTGGGGCGGTTTCGGCGGCTTTGGTGGCTGGGGTGGCAATGGTACAAATGGTGCCGGCTTCCAAGGATGGGATACCCGTTCAGATATTAATGAGGAATTCGCCCTTAATGATATTCAAAATGGTATCAGAGGTATTCAGCAGGGTATCTGTGACAGCACATATTCTCTTAACAATACCATGCAGAGTGGCTTTAATGGTATGAATGTCGGAATGCTTCAAGGCTTCAACGGCGTTCAGCAGGCAATCAATGCTGATACTGTAGCCGGTATGCAGAATACCAATGCATTACAGTCTCAGTTAGCAAATTGTTGCTGCGAAACAAGAGAAGCAATCCAGGGCATCAATTATAACCTTGCCACTAACACTTGTGCTCTCCAGAACACAATGAACAACAACACCAGAGATCTTCTGGAAAACCAGAACAGCAACACAAGAGCAATCCTTGACTTTTTGACTAACGATAAGATTGCAACATTACAGGCAGAGAACTCTGATCTGAAACGTGCTGCATCCCAGGATCGCCAGTCTGCATTGCTTACAACAGAGATGTACGCACAGGCTCAGAGATTAATCAATGCAATCAACCCGGCTCCGATTCCTGCATTCCAGGTTCCAGCTCCATATGCATACGCAGGATGTAATACATATGGTAACGGTTGTTGCTAAGTAACTCACCCTTAGAGGTTGACTAAATTCTAAGAGGTGGGTTGCGGCTCACCTCTTATTTTGATTGAGAGGTAGAAATATGAGTTGTAAAAATGTTTGTAAGCTCTGCAACCGTCTTGTAATAAGCCAAGCTGTTGCGTTTACAGGAGGTAATCTTGTAATCACACTCCCAGCAGGCAGTTACAACAATGGAGAGAAATATTGTATTGTTGTTGCACAAAGTATACCAGAAGCCACTACAATTACTGCTCCGGTAATGATTCAGATAGGAACAGGAACAACTTTGTATCCGCTAGAAAATCGTTGCTGTGCACAGATTACGGCTTGTGGAATAAGAACCAGAACGAAGTACGCAACCAGAGTAGCTACAAGTGCAACTGGCGGAATATTCAAGATGTTAGGAAATCCAGCTTGTAGTCCGAACAACAATTTGAAAGCAATTAATGGTACAGCCCCAACGACAGAAGCACCTGTTACGCAGGCTGTTAGAAAGGGGGCACTGTAATGCATAAAGTTGCAATGGAAATGGGAAAATGGGCTATGGAAAAAGCCAAAACACATGGCTTCGACAATCTCAGTGCTCAAGATTGGGATGATTTGAAAGACTGCATGGAAGCAGTAAAATGTGCGATTTGCGCTGATAAAGATTATCGTATTGTGGAAGCTATGGATGAATGCGAACAGGAAGAAAAGTATCTTGGACGCATGGGATATGACCGTTACCGCTATTCAAATGGGCGTTTCGCTCCAAAAGGTAGGGGAACCAGAAAAGGATATAGACCGTATCTGTATATGCAGGATGATGACTGGATGGATGAGTATTTAAACAATCCAGAATTTGAGCGCAATATGTACCGCATGGGATATCATCCAGATCGTAGTGATATGGAAATGGGTGACATGAATCGGAAGAAATCCAGATATGGCGAATCCTATGATAGATACGATGAGAATCGTAGGCACTATCATGATTCCAAAGACACGGAATCCAAAAGAAAAATGGATGATTCCATGAAGGAGTACACATCTGACATTATCCGTAATCTTACTGAGATGTGGTCTGATGCAGATGCAACGCTCAGACAGTCAATGAAAACTGACCTGACCAGACTGGTACAGCAGATGAACTAAAGCAATAAATGAATTAAGTCCTTGTCGCAAATTAATGCGGCAGGGGCTTTTTTCGTAGAAAGGATGGTAATAAACCATGCTACGACAATTCTACATGAATGGAGATTTATGGAGAGTGCAGTTTGTTCCACCACAAGATGATGTTTTAATTGACCGCACAGGAAACAGAACACTTGGAGTATCGGATTATTCCACCCATATTATTTCGATTGCGAACAACCTACATGGAGAACTTCTAAACCGTGTATTTATCCATGAGTTAGGACATTGTGTGATGTTCAGCTATGGTTTACTGCAAGAGCTTCACCATATGGTTAAGAAACGATATTGGGTGGACGCAGAGGAATTTGTATGCAATATTCTGGCAGACTACAGCCATTTCGTAATTGGCACAGCCAGAGATATTTTGGGAAACCAATTTACATATGTAGCCCCTGTTGGAATGGAAAGGATGACTGCATGAGAGTATTAAGATTTATTGTAAATAATCAAAGAATTTATCCAGATCCGAAGTGTGATTTCTCTGGACTGGTAAAGGGCACGACTGGATATCTTAAAGCATTGTTTATCTTTTCTCCAGAGTGGAACGGATGTAAAACAGCTGCTTCATTTTGGAGAATGGAAAAAGAATACCCAGTAATACTGAAAAACAATCAATGTGAAATTCCAACGGAAGCCCTTACTTGGGATTATTTTTCTGTATCTGTCACTGGCGTAAAAGATAACGGAAAATACATTATAACTACTGGTAAAACCAAAGTATCACAGAGGGGGTAGAACATGGCAACAGCACTTGATTTACTTATGAGCACAAAAGAAGATGTTAATTTGCTTTCTGAAGAATCCGATATATGCACAATTGATGCTAAGACAAGGGTTATTTTCGTGCCCTCTACAATCGTAGTTGGTGGAGTGCAATCTGACAAGAATGCAGAACGTATTAAATTTTCATGTCCCAAAATTGTAGGAGATAATCTTGATTTATCCAAATTTTCAGTCAGAATTAACTTTGAAAACGTAAGCAGTGTGGATTTTAATGTTTCTATCAAAGACCAATACATTTGTGATGATGTAGCTGTAGATGGCGAAAATGTAACTTTTTCTTGGTTGATTGGAAGAAATGCAGCAAGGTATATGGGAACGGTACGTTTTATTGTTTGCGCTGTTAAAACGGATTCCGATTCAAATATTAGTGTTGAATGGAATACCACAATAGCGGAAGTACCAGTGCTAGAGGGTATCGAGATTGATCAACCACAGATAGGACAGGAAGAAAAAGATGTTATAAATCAGCTTTTGGAGCTTACTAAAAACACATCTGCGGAAGCTGTTCAAAATGTAAATTCCGCAAAAGAACAAGCTATTAAGGACATCCAGAGTGTATCACAGCCAGACACTACATTGACTATAGAAGGTGGGCTTGCAGAAGCAAAAGCAACGGGAGAAGCTATTGGTTCGCTAAAGGAAGATTTATCATCCCTTTTTTCTGAACAATATATTCCAGTATCAGACAGGACAACAATTAACATTATAAATGGCAATGACGTTTTTTCAAATGTCTCCTTAAAAAGTGGCAATGAATATGTTGTGTTATCCGATTATACAGGAATAATATATCTCTATAATTAAGATAACCCACAGAGCAGATTTTATTTTACTAATGGATATTGTGAATTTACGCCGAATACAAGCAGAACAATGGTTTCTGGTAGTAGCACCTTTACTGCAAAACTAATATTTGTTGATGTGACTAATAACCCAGAGTATAAAGATTTTCTTAAAAAGAATGGTATTGACTATGCCGGTAAATATCATATAGGCTATAATGATTTAGACAAGCTTTTAGAAGGCAATTTTATTCCTCTTAAAAATATATGGGGTTATATTAGTTCAAGTATTGCAGTAAAAAGTGACTCAATTGTCACAAGCAATTTTGACGGAAATAACTTTACTATTAAAATGAATGATAACAATAAAGATGGATTTATTATCTTTTCGGAAATATTCAAAGTCAATCACAAATATGCTATATATTATAATGTAAAAGCAAATTCAAATTATAGCTTTGCGCTAAAACTTTATGACAGTGGTTGGGTTCAAACTATAATCTATACACATCAAACTGCAAATGTTACTGCAACGGACACAACGTTTGTTACAGTAAATGCAAATGGTCAATTTTCAATCGATTTAACTAGCGAAAACAATGGAACTGAATTTACCGGCACATTAAAGATTTATGACATTACAGGACTTGATGATGTTGTTGAAACTTTTAATTATGAAAATCTTAAAGACAATACAGTTGAACTCAAAGTAAACCGTTCACAACAAATTGCATCTGACAATCACTTGAATGGGAAAAAAGTAGTTTTTTATGGTGATAGTATCACAGCACAGAATAAATATCCTGTTATTGTCAAAGAATATTATGGCTTAAACGCTATTAATATGGGTGTTGGTGGTTCTACTATTTTTTACAGAACCAATTCTGATATGTCATCTGATACTCGTATAAACAATATTCCAAGTGATGCTGACATTGTAATGATTATGGGCGGAACGAATGATTGGGGAAAGACACAAATCGAAGACGAATTAACTTATTCTAACGGATTTGACCGAACTAAATTTAAAGGTGCTATAGCTTATATTGTACAACATATACAAGCACAGTGTCCTAATGCAAAAATCATTTGGTGTACTACTATTGGAGGGCAAAACGAAACAAGGGCAACTAGTAGTCCTACTATTCAGTATTTGCCACAAAAAGATATGTTCGGTCAGAGTGGCTATACTTTTAGAAATGCCGAAATTGAAGTATGTAATATATTAGGAATCGAAGTATGCGACACATGGTCTTGTGGTATTAATGGAAATAATGCTTATATCATGATAGGAGATACTGTACACCCGACAGATGCGGGCGCGAAGTTAATTGCAAATTATATTATTGGGTACTTGAAATCTGTAATAATCTAAAGAGGGCTTTAGCGAATTAAGTAAAAAAAGTGGAGCACAGATATTTTAGTTAAGCAACCAAATTTAAGAAAGAGAGGAAATATGAGAGGATTAGTCCGTCAAAAGCAAAAAGTATATTGGTCACGAATTACTGAAAAAACACAAGGATTAGACCGTATTAAAGTTTATGAGAAACCAGTTCTATACTCTTTTTCTGTATCATCTACAGCCGGAACACCAGAAGAAATTGCAGCCGGAATAGTGCCAGATTATGATAGGTATATTACAAGCTTTAATCGAAATTTTCATCCACAGGAAGCGGACATATTTTGGATAGATAGAATTCCACAAATAAGCGAGGATGGAAGCCTTATTTTGGACGAAGATGGAGAACCTACAGTATTGCCAGATTACACGCTAAAGAAGATTTTAGACACACAAAAAGGCAATATTGCCAGATATGGAATTTCTAAGAGAGGGAATGAAGATGGGTAAGACAATAAAATGCGACTTATCCACGAAATCAATCCAGAATGCCATCAACAAATTAAAAGCTTACCAAAATGAGCTACAGAGGAAAAATGAGATTTTTGTAAAACGATTGGCTGAAATCGGGTTGGATGTTATTCAAACGACCATGGAGTCAATCCCGGATGAAGAAAAAGGTTCTTACTATACAGAAATCATCAACGATCAAAACGGAAATATAGTCGGTGCTTCTGTTAGACTATCTGGTGAAAAAGTGTTGTTCATTGAATTTTCAGCAGGAATAACATACGGTACAAATGATTATCCTTTATCTAGCGGAAGTTCTTACGGAATGGGAACGTATCCTTCCAAAAAAGAAAAATCAGACTGGGACAATCCAAACGGCTGGTGGTACACAGATGAAAGCGGACGGCCGCACCATTCATATGGAAATAGAGCGTATATGCCTATGTATCACGCAGAACAGGCCATTATTATTGCTGTCCGTAAAATTGCTAAAGAAGTGTTCTCTTCTTAAAGAAGATACTATAATATACTGAATGATACTAAACAATTATGTTATCATTACAGTGTTAAATTGTAGCATAAAATGCAATGCGTTCACTATGAAGGTGGGCGCATTTTTTATTGTGAGGTGACAGATATGCCGGACACAATAGAATCCCCTGTACTGGAAGTTTTTTCAAAATGGGGAGCGGCTGTTTCTAAGATTACCGGCGCAGACAATTATTCCATGGACGGAAGCGAAACAAATGCTTCTGGCAAAAAGGCATATGCACAGCTTTATATGCTTGGAAATCCAATTACGAGAGGTGACCTTGAAGGGGATGAGTGCGCAACAATGCCATCATTTCAAGTAAATTGCTTCACATCTGGGAGCAAAGCATTAACCAGATTGTATGAATTGGATGAGATAAGTCACATAACTATGGTGAGAATGGGATTCCGCCGCACATACGGACCGGAACCTATGTTTTTTGGTGACAGTGGAATCAAAAAGCTTGTAAGCCGATACAGCCGAATATATACAGGAACTTTATTAGATTAGGAGCAGAAATGCTTCTATTTTTTTATTCAAAAATATGAAAGGAGAATGTCGAATGAAAGCAGACAAATTACTTTGGCTGAAAGCAGCAGGAATTAGAGCCGTAAAAACAGTCGCACAAACAGCAATAGCAACCATTGGAACCGCAACTGTAATCGGCAGTGTCGACTGGAAAATGGTTTTATCCGCATCTTTACTTTCCGGCTTTTTATCACTGCTTACATCTGTAGCAGGATTACCAGAACTGAAAACAGACAAAGAAGAGTAGAAAGGCGGTGATCCGCTATCTCCCGGCACAGGGTTACGTGCATAAAACTTGAATTAAAGAAAGGAGCCTATCAAAATGGCAGATTTAACAACACTTGGCGTAACTTTTCATTACGGTGTTGAAACCGCTAAAGGAACAAAGCCAACTGCATTCACATGGTTAAAAAGATGTAGTTCCATCGGTGGAATTTCTCTTGACACAGAGCAGATTGACGTATCCGCACTCGAAGACTTCATTACACAGTATGCGTCCGGTAGACAGGATACTGGTGGTACTTGGGATGTAACCTTCAATCTTAACGCTGATGTTATCACGGCACTAAAGAAGCTTATGACTGATGCGGCAACAGGAAAGTCAAAAGGATTTAGAGTTTGGTTTGAAGTTGTATTTCCAGACCTCGCTGATGCATTCTTTGTTATCGCAGACCCTGGAAAAAATATTCCATTGTCTGATATTGGACAGAATGAAGCAGCAACAATTCCGCTGTCCCTCATTATTCAAGAGTATAAAGGCCTTGATACAAAAGTTGTTTCTGACGAACTTACGCAGGCTTTAGATACCGCAAAAGCAGTAGCAGATTCCACAGGTGCAATGACACTTAACTAAAAAACATGTCGGGAGGATTATAAAATGGTAACTTTTAATGTACACGGAAAAGAGTATAAGGTTGTATTTGGATATGGACTTCTTACAAAAACAGATGTGCTGGACAAGGTACAGGGAATTACAGACGGAAAAGAGAGAAGCCTTCAGAAGATGATTTCTCTTCTTCCGGAACTGCTTCTTGCCGGACTTCAAAAGAAGCACAAGGATGAGTTTGGGTATGAAAGTGATTCTGAAAAAAAAGCTGTTCTTGATAAAGTCTGTGACCTTTTGGATGATTACGAAGATGAAGGAACCGAGGAAAATCCTAAAAGCGGATTTGATTTATACCAACTTCTTGATAAAGAATTGGAGAAAAATGGTTTTTTATCCGGTCTGCTGAATGCAGTAGCAGAAGCACAGGCAGTGGAGAAGAACGCAACGAAGATTTCACAGGATCACAAAAAGAAAAATTAACATTTCGAGAAGTTGTTTACCAAGAGATTCTTCCTTTATACCTCTCTATTGGCGTATCTAAAGAAGAATTTATGGATTCTACACCAGCTGAATTAAAACCTTATCTCGAAGCTGAAAAGATACGTCAAAAGAGAAGAGACGCTGAGCTTTGGCGAGCGGGCATTTATGAAACATCAGCCACATTCACAGCTGTTGCAAATGCTTTAATGGGAAAAAAATCCAAAGCAGAGTATTTGAAGAAACCTTTGCTCGAATCAGCAGAGGAAGAAAAGCGTAAACAGGAAGGTATACTTTCCGAAGAAGAAAAGAAAAAACAGAGAAACGCACTTTTGGCAAGCTTGCAACTCATGCAGGCGAACTTTGAGCTTAACCATGAAAAGGGCAGGCAGGATTAACACTCTTGTCTGCCCTTTATTTTTTTGTAAAAAAGGAGGGACAAATAAAATGGCTGACAATACCATTGATACCCTTGATATACAAATTAGCAGTAGTACAGAAAAAGCAGTACGTGCGCTGACTAATCTTTCAAATAAACTCACAGAAGTTAATTCCGCATTAAGCGGAGTTAATACAAACGGATTACGTAGTTGTGTAAGGGAACTTGGAAAGCTAAAAGAACTTGATATAGGGAAAATGACAAGCATTGCTGATGGAATTGGAAAATTCTCAAATTCCATAAAGACAATGGGTGGAGTAGATTATAAAGGTTCTGGTCTGAATGCAGTTATCAACTCAATCAACAGGCTTAGCCAGGTTGATGTTAGTGGATTTGATTCTGGAAAACTTGGAGAAATAATCCATAAATTAAGCAATTTGGCAGAGATTCCAGATGTATCTTCCGGTGTTAATCGTTTTGTTAATTCAATGGCTAGATTAGCCAATTCCGGTGAATATATTGCGAATGTATCCGCTGAATTGCCTACATTGGGAAGTAGCTTGAAATTTATCACAGAAAGCTTTATTGGTGTTGATGGAATTTCAGATTCCGTAAATAGGTTTGTTCAGTCAATTGCACAATTGGCAAGCGCCGGCGGTAAAATTTCTCAATCTTCTGGACAGCTTGGAACACTAGCAAATGAAGTATTGTCATTCTTTAATGTAATGAAAACCGCACCAAAAATCAGCGAAAACACAGTAAGAATGACAGAAGCTTTGGCACAGTTAGCTAATGCAAGTGGAAAAATAAATAAAACCACAAATTCTCTTTCGAATTCATTTTCGAGATTATCAAATTCCACAAATGGACTTGGAAATGCTGGAAGAAGGTTATCCTCCATAATTGGAGCTGCAAGTTCTGCTTTAACTGGATTTGGAAATAATGCAAATGCAACTTCAAAAAAAGTTGGTTCATTAACTTCACAACTTGCCGGATTATATGCGAAATTCTTCACGGTGACAAGAGGAATTAAAGCACTTTGGAATTCTGTAAATTCTGCATCAGATTATGTTGAAACACTTAATTATTTTAATTCTGCGTTCGATCAAGTTACTGATGGATTAGATGTCAGCAAATGGCAGAATGCAGGAGTAAAATCCGCAGAGGAATATGTCGGTTCCTTTGAAAAGCGTGCAAAAGAGCTGACAAAAAAAATGACCGGATTTGAAGTATCAGATGCAGGTGATCTGACTAGAACAAAAGGCGTGAGCCTTGGACTTGATCCAAAACAAACGATGAACTATCAAGCTACTTATGCACAGATGGCGTCATCAATGGGGGCAACAGCAGATGCATCAACTAAGGTTTCACAAGTTTTAACAGAAATTGGAGCTGACCTTGCATCTGTAAAAAATCTTGAGTTCGATGATGTTTGGAACGATATGGCATCCGGCATAACCGGAATGAGCAGGGCGCTTGATAAATACGGCATTAATATCCGTGTGGCAAATTTACAACAGGAACTTTATAATCTTGGAATTGACGCTACTGTATCAAGTTTAAGTCAATCGGACAAGGCTATTCTGAGAACTATAACAATCTTGAATAGTTCAAAGTATGCATGGGGTGACCTGGCTAATACGATAAATCAGCCGGCAAACCAACTTAGATTACTACAATCTAACTTTTCCGCACTTTCAAGGACAATAGGTTCATTATTCATTCCGATTATCTCAAAGGTTCTTCCATATATAAACGCCTTTGTTATTGCAATTCAGAGAGCTTTTTCGTGGGTTGGAAGACTTTTGGGTATCAAAATGTCCGATTATGTTGCTTCCACAGGAAGTGCCGCAGTTGATATGGGAAGTATTGCAGATAGTACAGAAGATGCAGCTTCCGGGCTTGACAAAACAAATGACAATGCGAAGAAATTACAAAAAACTCTTTCTGTGCTTTCATTTGATGAATTAAATCAATTAAATGATGCAAAAGTTAGCAATTCTTCCGGCTCTTCCGGAAGTGGAGGCGGTGCGAGTGCACACCTTCCAGAACTGGATGCTGCATTAGATAAAGCCCTGTCAGAGTATCAAGCTGCATGGGATAAAGCTTTTGAAGAAATGAATAATAAGGCAAATGATACCGCTGATCAGATTGTAGCTGTATTTAAAAAAATTCGTAAAGCGGCTAAACCAACAACTGCATCAATCAAGAAACTTTATGATGAAGGTCTTAGCAAGCTTGGAAACTTCTCTATTACAGCTCTGAAAGATTTGTGGAATAATTATCTGAAACCAATTGGATTATGGATGTTATCTGACAATTCCGGGCTTCCTCGATTCTTTAATATTACGAATGATTTACTAAATAAAATCAATTGGGGTAAACTGAATAGCTCGCTTTCCGGTTTCTTTACAATGCTTCAAAAGCCAACAAAATTTGTTTGGACTGGTCTTATGGATTTCTATGAGAAATTCTTAGTGCCGGTAGGTACATGGACAATGAATAGTGCAATCCCGGAACTTGTTGACGCATTAACAAATTTCGGAAACAACATTCACTGGGACGAACTTAATTCGGCATTGAAAAACTTCTGGGATGCACTTGCGCCATTTGCACAAAATGTTGGACAGGGAATTGTTGACTTCTTCAAAGATTTGCTCGATGTTGGAGAAAATTTCATCAATACAACGCTTCCTGGAGGCTTGAACTCAATTGCCGATGCAATAAAGAATATCAGCCCGGAAACTGCACAGGCAATTGGAAAAGGACTTGGACAAATCTCCATTGCAATCCTTGGATTCAAAGGATTAACCTTTATTGGTGGAATCATCGGAAAAGACAGCCCATTAGGAAAAGGACTTGCTTTATTGGCAAAACATCCTTATGCGTCAATGGCACTTGGCATCGGTGGAATTGTACTTGCGCTTGATAATTTCGGAGTTATTGATGTTGACTGGGAGTGGATTTGGAGTAGTGTTGACAGGGTTAAATCAGCTCTTCAGAGCTTTATAGATAATGTTGATTGGGAAGCTCTCGGCACGGCTCTTGGGAATCTCTGGGATGCGTTTCAGCCTTTCGCAGAGGGATTTGCAGATGCGCTAATCACTGGGCTTGAAGGAGTAATTAATATCGGAGCGGACTTAATCAACGGTATCGCAAATGCTATTAATTGGCTTTCCGAGAAGTTAAGCGGAGTTGATCCAGAATTTATAAAACAAGTCGGTGCTGCATTCGGAACATTGTTTGCGATCAAAATAGCCAAGGATATTGCTACAAAAATCTTTTCCTTTGCAAGTGGAATCGGTTCATTAGCTTCAAAACTTTTAAATTTCCCACTTGATACCGCATCTTCTCTTCCTACTATCATCGGTGATATTGGTGGAGCAGCGGAAACAGCTTCAACAGGCGGACTTAAAACGTTTTCTTCAACACTTGGTGCTATATTTGGAACCGCTGGGATTGTATTTGTTGCAACGGCATTATCTGTTAAACTTGCTAAAGGAATTGCAAGTATTACAGAAGCTGCGCAAGGTGGAAATGGTATTCTCACACAAACAGGTGGTTATCTCCATGATTATACAGGCGAGATGGAAAGCGCGCATAAAATAACACAAGACCAAGCAGAAGAGCTCTGGAAGTTAATTGAAGCAGATGAAAGTGCTGGAAAATCAAATTCTGAAATGTACGATAGTTTCATTCAGAAACTTGGAGAATTTGGCGTATCAACCGAAGATGCAAGAAAAATTCTCGAAAAATACGGCGCACAGGCGGGTGTATCAACTGGATTTTTGGAAGATATGACTGATAAATCTGTAGCCCTTGGAGATGGTGTATCTGAATCAGCTGGAAAATTTGACACAACCAAAATCAGTATATCTGATTTGAAAGACGAACTTTATCTTTTAAGTCTTAGTTCCGAGCAATTTGGTGGAGACTACTTAACTGCTAAAGATGCTCTTGATAGTGCAATATCTGGAAGAACATATGCTAATACAGAAGAAGCACTAGACGCAGTTTATACGTCATTAAAAAATGCTGGCGTTCCGTTAGATGAATTAGATGAAAAACTCAGAAAAGATTTTCCAGATGCAGTTGTTACAATGGAAACAAGTGCAAAGAATTCTTTCGATGGAATGAATACATCTGTGAAAACAGCAGTGGGAGGTATTACTACCGCTGTTGCAAATGCTTCTAGCTCCGTATCATCCAAGACAAAAACTGGCTTTGGTCTCGCCAATACTGCAGTAAGCACGGCAATGACTGGAATGAAAAAAAGCACAGAAAGCACAATGCCTTCCATTTGGTCGAAGATAAAGAACACGAATGATGATGTTGAAACCAACTCTAAAACAAACTGGGGAAATTCCGCAAGTGCTGTATCGACAGCCCTCGGAACCATGGACACCGATACCAAAGATGTAATGGGAAAGGTTATGACAACCATTCAAAGCTATTGGTCTTCCGTTCTGATCAATACAAACCAGATTTGGGAAAAGGCTTCTGGCAAAGTTGACACGGAAACTGGAAAAATGCTTACTTATGCCGAAAATAATATGTCGTCTGTTGCAAGAGTTTTTTCTTCAATCAGAAAAACTATTAATGGAAATTTTTCGGGACTCTATTCTGTTGGGCTAAATGCGATGAATGATTTTAAACGTGGAATAGAATCTGTTGATATAAAAACGCCACATCTGCAAATGAATTATACTAACTGGCAAGAGGGTAATACTCACAAATGGAGATGGAATTCAAATGTGGAATGGTACGCCAAAGGTGGTCTTTTCAATGGCGCACAGGTAATTGGTATCGGTGAAGCCGGTTCCGAAGCCGTTCTTCCGCTGGAAAATCCGCGAACCATGAAGAAGATTGCAGACAGCATTGTTTCCAGTTCAGACGGAAGCATGGGACTCACAAAAGAAGAAATGACAAAAGCAGTAGCACAGGGCGTTGCAATGGCAATGAGTATGAACGGTGGAAACAAGAATCCGCAGTACATTATGAACAGTATTATTCTGGACGGAAGCGAGATTGCGAAAGCAGTAACAAAAGCCCAAAATGATACGGATAGCCGTTTCAAACCATCCCCGGCATATTGATTTTTGGCTGATTGTGTGGTATAATTTCTTCAATGAAGAAGTACACACGGTCTTGATTTTTGAGCCGCTAAGAAGAAACTAATATTTCTCAATCGTGAGGAATTTTTATCTTACTTGGCGGCTCTTTTTATTTTATCCATTAATATAAGGAGGAATGGAGAATGGAAAATGAAGTTTTGATAACAAGTGAACAGACACCTATTGAGATTGCACTTGGGATTGACGAAGAAGGCATGACTACTGCAAGAAAACTATATTCATTTTTAGGACTTGCACAGGGACAATTTTCAAGATGGGCGAAAACAAATATTATCGACAATTCA